TAAAAACTACTCCGCCCCATTCCTAAACATTCTAACAGCAATAGAAGAAAAATCGCGGCAAGGATTAAACAACCTAAAACATGAGCTTCTAAGAATGAAAAAACACCATCAACCATCACAATACTCAAGCCTACAACAAGAACTTAATTTATTAGGGTATAAGACATCAATACAAGTGACACAAGTAAATCAATACCTCTTACATATAACAGGAGAGGATAAAGAAGAACCCCCATTCTATATAGAGTACATAGATATATCTTGGTGATTTTTTTTTTGAGATAGATGCTTACTCGCCGCTAATTATAAACAACACAAAATGACAACACTCATATCAATAGCAATACTAACACTAGCATACATCCTAACATCACTAATAGGATGGGTGGTATCAAAACCATTAAACGTAAACGAAGACGAGAAACCAATAAGCATCATGAACTGGATAATAGGCTTTGGATTCATAGCCTCAATACTAACCATACTCGCACTAATAGTCTCAATAAACCGCACCCTTCAAAATTTTTTCTAGGAATATTTTTTTAGATAGCTTTATATAGCGTACTGTATGTATAGAACGACGGGGCCGCACCCAAAAGGGAAAGCACCCCGACGGCTTTCAAGTCAGCCAAACGCCGAAACCAAAACGGAACTGAACGCCTATCTAATGGAGAGCGAACGGTTGCACCTAGTTAGCTAATTGAGTGCAGTGAGTGAGCTGAGGTGTACGCAATGAAGGAAAACACCCCACAATTGAGAAGAAAACTATCAAATGCAATGTGCTGATAGTGAGCGATTGAGTCTACTTGTTACAGTGGGTAGAGACAACTAATAAAAATAAATGTATCCTTTTACTTGGTTGTGTCGTATAGATGCTATACTATTGTATCGGTCGAAGCAATTAAGCCTAGCCCTTAAAACCCTAACAGCATGATTGACAGCAAGTTAACACTAACGAGAGATTTAAAGGCTGGAATGATAGTTCTTTTCTACAATGCTAAATTCGAGGTGCTAGAAGATGCTACTAACCACGGGCAACAAAAGCACAACGCCGAAAATACTATAATGAACGATAATAAAGACGTTTGGTCAGCCCCTTGCAAATGCATTGAGCCGTCCAACACTTCATTAGATAGTGTGTTGAGAGGTTATAATACATTTCAATCAAACTCAATAAAAGAAACGGGCGAACATCTTGTAGTATCTTAACTTCACCCCTTCACCGTTCGCCCCACCTCGTTAGCTCGTTGTGGGGTTTTCGGGTGCAAGGCAATTAAGCCAAGACACACACAAGCAAACACCATGAGCGCAATACAACTATTAGATAAAACACACACAATGGTTAGTCAATACGCTAACAGAACGTATACAAGCCCTATGTTCATCCGCTCAATCCTCACAAATTTAAAGCAATTACAGGAAAGCGGCATAAACATTGACCGAATGAAGTCAGGGTTTTACGGCGTTAATTGGAACACATTTACTTTAAGGATTGACGAATAACCCGCCGCAAACTAAACACAAACAAGCAAAAACACAAGCTATGCTAGAACTTACACTATTCCTTTCAATACTAATTTGCTTCCCCTCAGTGCTACTATACGCAGCCTACAGAGAAGGTCAACAAGCCAAGAACAACTAAAAAGAAAGAAGATGAGCAAAAGAGAAATAGTAGAGTATTACGGACAACAGTGGGAAAACGTTAAACATATGAAAGCATTTATTTCTTCACTGGTTGAGCGATACAAGGAAGAAACTAGGTGAGCTAACTAATTTCCCGAACCTTTAGCCCTGCATTTAGTGGGGCTTTTTTGCGTCTTGTATTTTGTCTTCAGCGGGTGTGAAATAGCACTTTAGGGTTAATTGTCAACGTGTTATGGTTGTGTAGTGGGGAATAAATGAAGGTGGAGAGTGTAAACAGACCACCAAAACAATATTGTTAGAGTCGTCTAACTTTAAACTTAGAGATACAAACCTTATCACTGGCAATAGATTAGAGCTTATTCAGGCTATTTAAAAAGGCTTATAGTTGTCTATACTCACCACCTATCTAAAGTGTGTCTTAGCTTGCTTATAGTATGCTCATTTCCTTACTTGGTGTATTGCTTCACTTAGTACGTTCTTTTTGTTTGTTTAAATGATGCCGCGAGTGGGTGAAGATCAATTGATTAGAATACATTTATAGATATATTCTATGAGTTATAGATAAATATGATGAAACTTTTATTTGTTTTTCCTTGTAGAACTAAAAAGATAAAGTACATTTGAATTGTCAAACACAAACACACACACTTAAAATAAAGCATTATGAAAACGATCACAAAAGAAGAGTACATGAATAATTCAAGCGAATTGCACCACTCTTTTTACTCTCAATTTGTCACCGAGTCAACAAAAGCTTTTGTATTGGGTAGCCTCACGGTTGAAGGAATACAAAACGCATTAGACAATGGTGACAACCATCTAAATAAAATCAAAATACCGTTTAACAATATGGGGCGCGGTGGTTCTTGGTGGTGGGATAATGCACCCTTTAATATTGCTTTAGCTAAAGAATTGGGCGCGGTGGGTAAAAATAGCCATCCATCTCCATCAACTCACACCTGTATAGGTAAAGCAGCCGCCAAAATGTTAGCAGCAACTAAATAATATAAAGCCATGAACAGCGCAAAAGTAATTTTCAAAGATTCTCAACACAACTACACAACGTCAGTAAGTGAGCAAACAACCGAACAAAGCGCAAAGGATTATTTTATCGGCACTTGGTTCAATGTCGCTTCTTATCCGCGCGAAGAGTTCAAAGAATGTATAGGAATTGAATACACACCAAAACAAATAACCCTTTAACAATCAGAAAATATGACTATTTACGAAATCAAAAACAGATTACAAAACGCCCCGCATTTCTTCGACAGGAAATCCATGAAATTCTTTAACCAAACTATGAGAGATTTTAAAGTGTATAAGATGGGCGAAGATAAATATAGGTTGGTTGCACCCATGAAAGACTATACAGGGTGTTCAATGGGGCAAACAGAGCGTATTTTTAACGCTCAAACAAATAAGTTTGAATAATTGACTGTTTAATTAACACCTTTGCCCCGCTTCGTTAGTTCGTCGCGGGGTTTAGGGGTGCAAACTAACACTTTAAAAAATGGACTACTTCAAAAACTATAACCAACAGCCCCCGACATTAAGAAAGGTGGTTGATTTATACGCTGATATAGAGCAAAACGACGGCTTAACGGCTAAGGATTGCGCCGAGTTTCTTACATTAGTTGAAAGGCTTGGGTATACATTTGATTACGGGCTGGATTGCTCACCTTTTAACCTTACAAAAATCAAAACACAATGAAACTACTATTTATCTTTGCTCTATGTTCAGCCCTTGCAATGCTTACAGGCTGCCTTATTAACTCACTTCCAACGTTTCTTTTTGGGGTTTGCTCAATGATAGCGGCGGGAGTAATAGCACAAACACAAATCAATAAAAACTAAACACCATGAACACAACACAACTACGCCAAAACGTGTCAATATTTCCAGCGGGTCACGGTCATTTTAAAATAACTATCTCCTTTAGAGGTAAGGAGTATAAATGCACCACGACAAATACACTGGCTATTGATAGAAAGGATGAGGAAGAACGAACGCCAAATGGATATTACACAACGCAAAAAGCGGCATTGCAATCTCTTTACAATGAATGCAAATTGAAAAACAACCTTTAATAACACACTAAATAAAAAACACAATGAACAATCTAATTTCGATTAAAACAGAGAGTAAAAACATGAATGTTGGGCTTATGCAATTCGACCGGCTATTACACGCAAATAAGCTCTTTCATAATGGCGTAGGCTGGGAGTTTGTTAGTAGTGCTGTTAATTCGCGGCGGAAAGACTTACAGGTTAACTGATGATTCCTAAAGGGATGAAACGAGCTTCGCGGCTCGTATTAACACAAACACACAAAGAAATGAACTACTGGACAGATCAGAAAGGCAGAAATATTGAAATACACACAATGTCCGACAAGTGGTTAAACAATATCAGGAAGAAAATAAAAGACGTAGAGTTGAAAAAACCAATACTTGAAGAAATTAAAAGAAGAAGGAAAAAAAGAACAAAACCAAACAACATGAAAAACGCACTAACAACACTAGCAATTTTATTTAGTCTCTTCTCATTTGGGCAGCTTGATTTAGATATTGCCGTAATAAATGGAGACGCTAAAATATCCTTTCCCGAAAAACCAAATGAAGTGGTTTGGGTGGGAGAAACAAATACAGAGGGTTTATTTCGTCAGAGGCTATACAGTGAAGATGAAATATTGATAGAAACAGGCTACGGAGACAAATATAGCTTCTTACTCATTCCTTCTAAAGGGCAATATAAGCGCAGCATGATGATTAACGTTAAGAAAGGGTATATTGTCCTCACTTGCAAAGGTAAGACGGCTAAAATACAAGCAAACGAGGCAATAGAAATAGAATTTACTAACTAAACACTAAAAGACAATGAACGCAAAGGAATTTAACAAAGAGCTGAGAGAAATAGTAGGCAAATTTGACAACGTAAAGGAATCAAAGCAGTATATGTATGAAGTGCAAACTGTTTTGGGTGTTTGGTTATTTAGCGCGGAGCATTCGCCGCGTATTAAAATAGCAAACCTTCACAGCCGTTTCAATGGGCCTGAATACTCGGATGAAATGTTTGGCGAATTAATAAGCGAACATCATTTACCAAGCCGCATATCTAAGAAATGGAATCATTATTCTAGTGATCCTATTTACATCTTAGACCTTCTGGAAGAAACATTGAGCAACTTTGAACACATAAAACAAACAGTATGAAAGAACTGGAAGAAAAACGTGTTGAGGCTCTTATATGGTGGAAATACGACTTACTAAGGAGTGAGAAGAAAGTGCTAACTAACATTCACTATTCGGGCAAAGAATTTAACAGCCTAACAGGAGAAGAAATTGAGAATATACACCAAAAGGAAAAGCATGGAACAACTACAAAGTAATTACAGGCAGAAATACAGCACACATTTAGCCTTAGATCAATTTGAAGAGGATGTAAGGCTATTTGTATCCTCAGCCCTCAAATTAAATAGATATGAGGCTCAGGATGCTCTAAATGGCTCAGAAGACGTGATTGCCGCTAATTGGTGGAATCAAAAGAGTGTAACGGAAACAGGAAACGAAATTTTAAGAAAAACATTATGAGCATTTTGATAGCGGGAATATGTGTTGTATCTTTAGCAGTGTTTGGGGCTTGGAAAGATAGGACAGGGTAACTGATAAACTAAATAAAAACAAATTATGATTGAAGTAAGATTGAAAACAGACAAAGACAAATATAGCAGTAACAAAGCTATTAAATATGTAGTACAACTTGGCGAACTAAAAAGCTTCTTAACAGAAAAAGCATTAATAGAGCTAAAAAATAAGTTAAATACATTTGCTATACCCGTTGTTAGCAAAACGAAGTGACCGTTTTAATGGTTGCTAACGGCAAAAAATATGAGTAGTGGGTGGATGAACTGCTATAAGCACGGTGACTTTGTAAGGGCTGTTTTATATTGTAAGAATAATCCCGACAGCATACCACACCCATTACTTATATTTATTGTTGTATGTCTTTTTTAATTGCATCCCAACGACCTTAATAAAATGTCGTTTCAATGCATTTTTATTTAATGTTAGGTGCGTTAAATTAAAGAACTATGTATTACGCAGAAAAATGGATTGAAGGTAGATTATATTATAAGCACACACCAAATGGTGAATGGAAAGAATTTAGCTTAGATGCCTACGCAAAAAGAGTAATTGAAAGAGAAAAAGAAATACTTTCCCTTCATGCTGATTTAGAATTAGAAAAGGCTAAAGGTCAAAGTAGTTATATGCCGTATATCTAATGCACCACAACGCTGTGTGTATGGCATCGTTTTAATGTGCTATACACGTTGTTGTAGCCAGTTATTTTAATAAACGAAAAATGAAAGAATTAACGAAAGAACAAAAGATTGAATTATATGATTTGATATATCCTAAATCACTTGAAAATGATGATGATATAAAAGCAAATGATATGACAGACCATTTAAAAGATACAGACTCTTTGATATTGCTATGGACTGAAATAAAGAAAATAAGTGATTGGATGATTGAAAAAGGGTTTTGGTCTTAATTGGCTACAACGGTTTGGCTATGCTTAGTGCCGACATTTGAAAAACTAAGATAACTTATAAAACAAAAATTAAAATGGAACAAGAAACTTCAAAAAAAGCAGAAATTAAGGCATTGAGTATAGCTAATGTTATAAGCAGTGCTTTACCTTGCCCCTTCTGTGGAGAAAAACCAAATGTAGATAAAAACTATGTGCCATCAACCGTTGAAATAACTTGCAATAACAACGATTGCCACACAAGACCAAGTGTTTATGAAAGTGTGGAATGCGTAGAAAATAAAGGAGATACCATAACATATTCACCTATGTTTGAGTGGCATTGGCAAAGCATCCTTGATAAGTGGAACACTCGTTATTGCTTATAACGGTAAGGCTAAGAAGCGTAGCCTGTAATACGCCTCAATAACCCGCTGACATTGCGGCTATGCTTTTTAGCCAATGTTGGCATTTCGTTTTTGATTTTATGGAAGCAAGAGAATACATAACAAAATTTGGAAGAGAGTGGTTTAACGAAACCGATGAACTTGACAATGATGAAACGGGGTATGTTAAATATCCTGATGCGATTGATGCGATGAATCAATTTGCCTGTACAAAGATAATGCAGCTATTTACAGAAATTGAACATGGAGACGAAGAACATAGAAAATGGTTAAAAGACAAGATGGTTAGTTTTTGCAAAAAAGAGGGATTGAAAAATGACTGATACAGAAATATTAAAAATGGATTTTTACGAATTGTGCGGAACTGCATCTGCATTCATGTCCGACCGTGATAAAATAAATTACTGGAGAGAATTGTCTAAATGAATGCCAACGCTTAAGCTATGCTGCGTATGCCGAAGGCTATGCAGTATAGGTTTTGTTGGGGCGCGTATTTATTTTTTTTATTCACTTATTCAAAGCAATGACACTTATAATAATAGCAATGATGCTTGTTGTAGTAGCTAATACATTAAACACAATATCTATTTTACGCTCAATCGTTAGGTCTGACCAAATTTCTAAGAAAAACTTACGGGGTGATAGCAACCAAAATAAAAAAACCTCTAGCACATAAGGCTCGTATATCTTTTCACCATTATAAGCCCTGCCAAATAGCTGCGCTTCCTTTTCTTTAACGACAAACTTATTTTTGTCTGAAAATACCTTGGCGTATATTTTTTCCGAACTTTCTACATCTGATTTTGGATAAATCACTTTTCGTTTCATATTTCAATAACAAGGTTGGTTAGTCAAGGTAGTAAATTTGGAGAATGGATAAAGCACCAAATTCAATAGACGTTAAGGAGTTGTTTAATATTTACGCACTAGAAAGTCAAATAAAAAAAGCTGTGGAGGAATTAAGTGAATCAAACATTTTTTTCAGTATTGAAAACGGAAGTGGTAAAACTGTTTCCGTTGATAAATCGTTTAAGGTAAATCTAACTACCCCTCTTCACTAAAATACTTCTTATTAATCTCAGTCAAAATGATTTCTATTTCCGCGTCAAATTGGTGCGCTGACCTATCGTAATGAAACGCCGAAGTATTTCTTATCGGTATCGTCTGAATGTCAATATCACATCCAATACTCTTCTCGTTTTCCTCTCCGTATTTGTTAATCAGGGATTTCTTTAACTCCTCTTTTAGTTCGTTTATATACCCTTTAAGTTTTTCCGTGTGGTTCATTCTATCTATGTTTTACGTTTCTAATCTAATGCGACCCAACATATCATAAGCGTAATTATAAATTTGTAACCATGAACGATTCTCAATTACAGACACTTAAACAAATAAGCGAATCTGAAGACGTTTCGTTTTTGGTTACAGTTTTGGAACTAAGCGCAAAACTTTCAGGAGTGGACACCATTTCAGAGATAGCAAGGAGAAACAAGATAAGCCCAAACGGAGTTAAAGCAAGTAAGTGTTACCGAAAGATTAAGATCGGAAAGCAAATGATGGCCGTGAAGGGAATAAGAGATTTAGGGCTGCCTTTTTAGTGTATTAAGGAATTTAATGCGTATATTTGTAAACAAATCAATAATCTAAACAAATGAAAAGAAGTGAATTAGAATCAGGAATGTTAGTTGAAACAAGGAATGGGAACAGATACCTATTGTTTAAAAATAAAGTGGGTGAATTATCAGGTAAATCTGTTAAAAACGAAAATACAACAGGAGATGGATGGATGACTTTCGATGGTGGCTTCAATTCAGACTTGGAGTATGAACTTTGCGAGTACTCTATAGACAAAGTTTGGTGGGGAGAGGATGCTTCCGATATGCTTGAGGCAAGGGATGGGCATTTAATTTGGAAGCGTAACCATAAGGTGAAGGAATACACAATAGAGCAGCTTCAAGAGAAACTTGGAGAAGAATTTAAAATCGTGAAAAACAAATAAATAAATGGAGATTACAGGAAAAGTACACAAGCTATTGCCAATAGAGCAAATTAGCGACAAGTTTAAGAAAAGGGTGGTGGTGATTACAGACCCCAATGAAAAATACCCACAGTTCGTTCCCGTCGAATTTACACAGGATAGAATAGCACTACTAGACAGTGTGAATGAGGGTGATGAGGTGGAGGTTGCTATTAATTTGCGCGGGAGGGAACATTCTGGCAAATTCTACAGCAACATCGAGGGCTGGAAGGTGACTAAATCTTCTAGCGTAAAGAAAGATGCTTTTGCTAGTCAGGAGCAAGCTTTTGCAGATCAATCGGGAGGAACAACAAGCCCTATATTGGATGGTGAAGATGATTTACCATTCTAACAACTGATTAACAACATTATAGCCTCGGCAATATGGTCGGGGCTATTTAAAAACAAACAACATGAATTTGGACGACTACAAACAATCTACACCAGAGAGTGAAATGTCTCTACAACACTTCTCCATCACTGTCTCCTTTATTATACACGAATCAGATAGGGAGAAGATAAAGGAGTTTTTTAATAGCTCATTCCCTACACCTTTTATTTCGTTTAGGGATGTTGGCGGGAATTGCTTTAAAGCATACGCTGAATTTAACGATGAATACAATGAGAATGATGTTGAGGACTTAGTTCGGGATGCTCTTTATCCTACATTAAGAGATATGGGTGTTATTTACAATGAAATAGTTGTTGCTTATGATTAAAGAGAAGGTATATAGCTATTCCCGTCTTGATAAGTTTGAAACTTGCCCATTCAGCTATCATTGCACCTATAACCTAAAACTACCTGAAATTGGGAACGATTGGTCTACGGGCGGAAGCTTTCTACATGAAGCTGTAGAAAATGTCCTCAAAGAGCTTATATTACACTCAGAAGCATCGGATTGGTTTTATTTTGGAACGCCTATTCTATCCTTTGACAATATGAGGAAGGAATATGCTGAGAAATGGGTGAATGAATGTATTGCTTTCCTTGACCATCTCCCTGATGTATTTGCTAAGTTTGAGGGTGAAGTGGTGGGTATAGAAGGTGAGGGTGTTGTTACAATTAGTGGGAGAAAGGTGAAATTATTTGCTGATTTAGTTCTTTTTGACGGGAAAGATTACTATATTTGGGATTGGAAAACCTCTGGTATTGATGGGTTTCGCGGCAAGAAGTTTGAAACTAAGAAACGCCAACTCTACATCTATGCGAGATATGTCAAAGAGAAATACGGCAAATACCCAAAGAGCATGAGCTTTTACATGGCTAGATATAATGAGAAGCTAACAGAGGTGTTTGATTTAAAGGAATACAATAAGGTGGCTGCTTGGGTGGATGATGTCGCGGGGAAGATAGAAGCAGAAACCAAATGGGAGAAGAAGCCTTCTTGGTTTTGGTGCAAAAATATTTGTGGGCAAACGGCTTGCCCTGAGAATGGAAATTATAAACAATAAAAAACAATAAACATGGAATTTAAAGGAACAAAAGGCGAGTGGAAACAAAGGCGAGCTTTTGAAAGCGCATTATTTTCTCGATTCGAAGACGGAAGTAAAGAGTTTTATCACAATCAAATAAGCGTACACGACAATACGGGTAGAATTATTTGCAATGTAGATTATGCCACAGATTCAGAAAATCAAGGATGGGGTAACAATGAAACGACTCAGAAGTGGGAAGCCAACGCCAAACTAATAGCCGCCGCGCCTGACTTGCTTGAGGCTTTGCAGGAAATGGTTTTAGTTTTTAATAGAGACGACATTGATAATGCTCAGCACATTAGAGTAGGCAACGCAGAAGCAGCAATCGAAAAAGCACTTAACTAAACAAAATGGACAAAAGTAAAATAGACAACGTAGAGGTGGACGGTATTAATACGTCAGACTACCCTGATTTTTCTAACGCTTTCATTTACAGCGCGGATTATGACGGCAAGAAAATGACAGAAGCACAACTTGACGAGATCAATGATGACTCTGATTATGTGTATGAACAAGTGATGAACCAAATACAATAAGGATATGGAATATTTTTGGACAACAAAACAAGGGGTAAAAATAAACGTTGATGAATTAGAGTTATCACACCTCAGAAACATCCTTAAAATGATTATTAGAAAGGCGGAAAAAGAGCAAAATAAGCCTAAATTTGAACTCAAAGGTGATATGGCTAATGAGTTTATTGATATGTACCTTGAGGATGAGTATAGTTGTGACATGACAGAAATTGATATTTACTAAACAATTAACCCCAAATACAATAAACAAATGGTAGTAAAAGGAAAGATTACACAGTCAGCATTTAAGAAGGAATGGCCAGGGCCGAAAGGGATAACGTATTTCCATGACATTAAAATAGAGGGGTGTGAGCATTTACTTAACATCGGGGCTAAAGAAAAAGACGCTAAACATATTGCCGTTGGCCAACAGATAGAAGTGGAGGCTAATGAGGGTGAATATGGGTGGAAGTGCAAAGTAGTGAGAGAAGCCTTTACAGGAGGTGGAAATAAAGGTGGTGGTTTTAAAGAGAAGGTGACATCGTTAGAAGAACTCAAACGCATGGCTAAAGGCTCTGCTGTAAAGGCCGCAGGAACCGTAAACGGAATACACCAACACGTTCTTATAGACGGGAAGGGATGCAACACTATTGCAGCTTATGTTCTAGGTGATATTGACGGGCCGCTATTGAAATGGGATGACCCGAAAACAAGCCTTATGATAAGCCGACAGACAGCCCTACACGCCGCCGCAGATGAAACAACAGCAAGAAACATACAATCTGTAGAAGAGTTGATAGAACACGCTACAAACAAGTATAAATACATCACATCGTAATGACTAAGAGAAGAATCAAGAAAATAGCATTGTACGCTTGTTTTATGTTTGTTATATTCATTATGTTTGTATTATCAGGGATGTTTGTCTTTGGTAATGCAGATGTTTTGAATTGGAATTTGGAGGCTAAGGCTATGATGATAGTGTGTTCTATTGCAATTACAATTATTTACGCCGTTCCTATGGAGGCAATAAATCAAGGGAAATGAAAGCAATAGAATTAAGGATTGGGAATTTGGTTAATGCAATAGACACTACTACCAATGAGTTGTGCGAAATGAACTATAGAGTTACAACTATTGCACCTAATTATGTGTATGTAACCGCAGTAACAGAAATCACTAAAGGAGAGGACGAACTTATTCCAATCCCCTTAACAGAAGAGTGGTTGTTGAAGTTTGGGTTTAACGAGATTACCCATAGAGATATTAGGTCGTTTCTAATACAAAGCCTTCGCGCTGATCTCTTATACCAACCGAACACAAAAAGAGTGTTTTCATTTAGTGAGGTGGATGGCAATACTTGGTGCTTACGTACAGTGAAGGAAGTTCACACGCTTCAAAATCTATTTTATTCCCTAACGGGCGAAGAGCTTAAAACAAAACAAACATGAAGGAAGAAATAGACAAGAGGGCAGCCCTTACACTCATTTCGTTAATGTATATTACGGATAATATGAATGAGCTTAGAGAGCATCCTATTTACGGAGGGTTGTTTAAGGGGCAGCTAAAAATAACAGCCAAGTCCCTTACAATGCATTACGACAGGATGTTGGCTACATTGAATAAACAGAATGAGGCATACGCTGATAGTTTAGTGGAAAGCTATAAGTCTTATTGTGACCTCGTTGAGAATGCTTTTGAAATTAAGACCAACGACAATGAAGAAGCTCTTGAGAGTACAAAGGAGACAAGCGTTTAGACGTTGGGTTAAGTGGTGGCTCAATTCTCCACGCTACAATGAAATGAAAGCAGAGGAAGGGCTTATGATGGGCTTGTTTGGAGCTATTATGGGGCTTTTAATTTGCGCGGAATACTTATTTTAACTTAAAACAAAAGACATGATAAGAATATTATGGGTGTTGTTAAATCTATTCGATAATAATTGGGGGTATAGTACACCTCTACAAGAAAGGTTTAAAGTGGGTGACAGAGTAAAAATATCTATACATAGTAGGTTGAAGCGACATTATAGAACCAACGCCACTATAATCGAAACAGGGAGGCATGATTATCTAATAAAGCGCGACAACGGAAAACTACACGTGGTTTATGAGTTTGAATTATACAAGAGTTGAAAGCTAAAAAGAAAATATGCCCCACCTGTGGAGAGGAGAAATTCCTATGGAATCGTAAGGTGGGGTGTATGGATTGTGTGGCTAAGAGTAAGTCGAAGCCATTACAACAGAACGTAGCCCCCTTAAAGCGTAAACCTATAAAGCCTATCAGCGACAAGAGAAAGAAGCAGCAAACAGCTTATAAGGTGCTTAGAGAGGCTTATTTGAAAGAGCATGGTGTCTGTGAAATATGCGGCACACCAAATCCAACAGACATCCATCACAAAGGAGGGCGTATGGAGGATAAGCTAAACGACTTCACTAATGTTATGGCATTATGTCGCCCGTGTCACCATGAAATACATCACGTTTCTCCTAAATGGGCAAGAGAGAACGGATATTTAAACTAGAAAACAATGAAAGAACTAACAGAGAATGAAATTAAGGACGCTATACACGCTCTTGTAATGTCTGACACAATCCCTAAAGTGTTCTATTCCTATCCCTCTCATGTGGAGGCTATTATTAGGAAGGTGTTACAAAGTAGAGTGTTGGAGGGCGTACAATGACTCTTAAAGAGTTCTTAGCTCTCCCGCGAATAAAGAAAACGCCCAATAGAAGGCTACAAGAACTCGTAAGGAAGATGAGGAGAGAGACAGAGGTGGTGGAATGTGAGGAGGTGTTTGATGTTGCTGTTAAATGTTGCGGGAAGGAGACGTTCCCCACGGAAGAGCAAGCTACATTACGTCTGCATGAAATACAGAGAGACAAGCACATGAGAAGCAACAAGCCACATCGCGTCTATCAATGTCCAGAAGGGCGTTGGCATTTAACATCACGGGGAAAGAATGAGCGTAGAAAGAAATTCTGGGGCTAATAACAAACAACCAAAACAATTACGTACCTTTCCCCTCTAACACTAAAATTTAATGACAGCATTTATGGAAGAACAATTAGCTATTGCAAAGAAGATTGAATTACTAACAATTTCACTCTCAAGTATGGATGAAGAGGATAGACACGTCACCTCTAACATTATTAAAAGGCTTAAACATAAGCTGAATGACTTGCAGGGAAAAAAAAATGTTTGTGACATTGAGGACGGGTTTTGCCTTTCCTGCGGTTCTTGATAGATAGGCTCTTAACGTAGAGTTTAAAAGAGAAGCCTTGCATTAATTTGTGAGGCTTTTCTTTTTTATGAATGTTTTTCTATGTATATTTGCTTAACAAACAAAAACAACATGAAAATGAGAGAAGTAAAACTAACAAAAGAACAAGAGATACTGTTTGAGGTATACAATAAGGGTGTGCAAAATGAAGATTGCAATTTAGATAATTATCTTAAAAAACTAAAGAAAGCATTAACCGCACCCGTTGATGGCAATAGTTTTATTTGCGTTAAAGACCAAGAGCCTCCTAAAAGTACTGAATTAATAGTACAAGACCCTAAGGGTGTTACCTACTTAACAAGTTGGAGAGAATCTTATAGCGTATTTATGTGCCAAAGTAAAGAAGAGGATTCTTCTAATTGGAAATGGAAGCAAATATAATTACTACCAACGAAAATAATAAAGACTGTACCAATGAAAGAAAAAATAAAAAAACTGTTTAAGGAATATTACAACGATGAAACGATGCCTGTTATTGAATTAGAGGATCAGGTATTGGCTTTATTTAGTGTTGTAGAGCAAAGAGAACAGTTAAAAGATTTTGCAAGCCACCTTAGTAATGAGTGGAATTGCCCTGATATTAACGATGACATTATAGATGCGTATTTAGAAAGCCTTGAACAAACAAAAACACCTTAATTGGTTAACAGCAGCGTCCCCACGATTCCAATTACAAGCCCCACCCCTGTGTTCTGGATGAATTTCTTACGTTTCTCTTTCTTATGGGTTTTTTGAATGTCCTTCATCTCCTGCTCTCTTAATGCAAGCTGCTCCTCTGTTTTCTTTGTGAGGGTCTGTTGTGTTTGTAATTGGCGGGAGGTGCTTGCCCATAATTCATGCAGCTTCTCCTCTCTTAATAGGGCTGTTTTAAATCTCTCGCGGAGTTGAAAAGCCCCTAAATTGAAATTAGCTTGGGCTACAGCTTGATCTTTAGTTAGGAATAACACTGTCTCCCCGTTGAACGAAATTAATTGCCTCTTCGATAGGTTGAGTGATTGTGCGCCACACATCATCGTAAGTGACGTAAACAATAGGACTGTTAGTAATAATCTCTGCATCTGTAGGAATTTTATTTAGTTCTTTCTCTAGCTTGGCTATTTGCTTCTCGTTTTGTTTAATTTCTTTGCGGAGAACATCTTTCTCTGTCTCTAATTGCTCTTGCTGCTTCTCATACACCTTGAGGCTCACGTTTAGATTGTGTATTTTAGCGTCTTGGTTTATTATTGTGCCGACAGCCACTAATAGCAGGGCAACACAAATAATAATTCCGTATAAATTGAGCTTATTCTTGTCCATTACAAATGTATTTCGTAAATTTACGGCTCACAAACAAATTAAACGTTATTGTAATGGAAGATGTATTGAAATTTAAGTATAACAAAGGAGTGAGGGAAATATACCCCGCTCATAAATACGTGAAGAACTGGTTATTTGAAGATGGCGAGGAATCTGAGGCTACTTTAGCTAATTGCATGGCTGATTTAGCTGAAAAGAACGGCGTGAGTGTAAATCAATTACAACACCTATTCCCCGCCGTTCTAAGAATGCTTGAAAACAAATCTAGTTGGACAAAATAAAAACACATATTGTAATGAGTGTAACAGAATGGTATTGGATGCACCGTTATCAAGACAAACAAAATAAATCAAAACAAATGAAAATAGAAGAAGGTAAAAGGTATGTAAGACGTGATGGGAATATTACGGGTGAAATGAAGGGTAGACGCGTTGATTCTTGCACCCTATCAGAGTACAAATTTATAGATTCCATGAATAATGAGGTTTACACTTCAGATGGAAATTATTTTGCTTATGAACGTCAATCTGGTGCCGACCTAATCAAAGAATACAAACCAAAAAAGAAAATGAAAGATACAGTAAAAGTGAAAAAGCAATTCCTGTTAGATGGGCATAAGGCTGCCTGTCAATCTTGGAAAGAAAGAATAGAGAAAGAAGCTCCTGAGTTGTTTGAGAAGCCTGAATTAGAGGTGGGAAAGTGGTATAAATATACAACCACTAGTGGGTGTCAGATATTTTGCCTTACAGAAATAACTAAGAACGGTTCAGCCCTTGGGTACGGTATTGGTAGAGATGGCGATTGGGTGGATTACTCAAGTGATAATTCAATTTACTGCATGGCTAATGATTATTGGGTTCCTAAGTTAGTTCCCGCAAGCGAACAAGAAGTGACAGAAGTTTTGATAAAAGAAGCTAAGAAGAGAGGGTTTGTTAAGGGTGTTGTAGCTACAGGTTTAGATGGTGAAATATCTGAAATTACGGGTGACTTCTTTAATAACGGTGATGTGAGTTATCTTTGCGCAACTGAGGAGGACTGTAGATTTTCAGGAGTTAGAATATATGAAGACGGCAAATGGGCTGAAATAGTGGAAGAGAAAAAGCCTGAGTTGGTGAATGGTGAGTGGTATACGGATGGCTGTGGTGCTGGAATGGTTAATTTTAATGGTGAAAGAGATGGGGATGGATATATTAAAGGATATGGATTTGATGGATGTGGAGAATGGCATAACAATGACTTAGGGTGGGAAGTAGATGGTAATTACAGAAAATGCACCAAAGAAGAAATCACCTCCGCATTAATAGCAGAAGCAAAACGAAGAGGGTTTGAGGAAGGGGTGAAATATATATCTGTGGCGGGAGGCTGTTCCTTTACGCACAAGGAAGGAACACCTTTATTAAATCGTGATAGTGGGTTTTTCTTAAATGAAAGTCAAGGCACTGTATTCTATATGGGTAAATGGGCATCCATTCTCCCCGCTAAAGAAGAGAAGGTGGTTGAGCTTACGCTTCAAGAAATAGCAGATAAGTTCGGGGTAAACGTGGAAAGCCTTAGAGTGAAGGAATAATGTTTTAGTTTATGTTTGTATAAGCCCTGCGTTTTAATTAACGTGGGGCTTTTTTATTACAAAAGGAATGGTTATATTTGTGTATGAAATATATTACTACAGGAATATTGAGAACCCCATTCAAGAAGAAAGTTATGCTTTACTGCCTAGACCCAACAAACTCGTTTACTTTTGGATGTGCTTATTGGGGTATGTTTTTACAGCGGGAGCCTGAGTCGAATTGGTATAGAGAATACTATAAGGGAGAGGTTTTTGTTTGTGAAGATGATGTGGGAAATGTAAAAAGAATGTCAACCAAAAGGTTTGCTAAAAGCTTAACATCTTAAATAACACCATCCTCTACAAGCCAATCAGACACAGAGAAGCTAGGGCAAGTTTTTTTCCAATCCCTGCTATCTATCACACCATCCCTGTTTGCATCCCCATACGTGTCTCTGTGACCAATAACGGGTATAGGCCCAAGTATTTTATCACTACGTAGTTCTTGTATGAGTTTTTTTGTTTCTGCTTTTTGCGCGGGAGTTCTATCGTCACCATTTCTGCCGCCAATGTAGCTGATGTGGCATGAGTTCCAATTGTAGCCGCGAACACCATTTACCACTTGTGATAAATGAGCTAATATATGTCGCTCACCATTCACCCCTATAATATAATGGTATCCGATTGGTGTAGACCATCCGCATCCACCCTGCAAATTAGGTATGTATGGCTCCTTTTCACCCGTCACCTTATTCCGTTTAGGTGTAGCCCAAAATGTTTTTATTGACTCCACTGTCGCGCTTTGGCTTGTAGCTGTGGTGTGTAATATTATTTGCTGTATAGGTCTGCCGAAATTTCTAGCCATTACAAAGGAATTGATTCGGGGTCTGACTCGTCTTCACCATCTAATATTCTTTTCTCTACATCACCCATTCCTACAAATGTATTAGAGAGCAGTGAGGGGCGTTGCGTCTCTCTTGAAAGGTAGTAGCCACTCACCGCTAAAGTTGCTACATATATTGAGCCTAACGAACTCCATGCGGCCACAACATCGTACTGCCCTACCTCTGACGCTTTCCATATCATAAACATTGTAAAGAAAACACCGACCATTCCAAACCCTCCAAATATAAACGTAACCTTTAAGCGGCTACGCGCCATGCCTGTAAAATCTATTTTAGGTGTTTTCATTCCCATTCTATTCTTGCTTCGTCATTGCCCTCATCCCACGTCACTACACAGTTTTTGTAGAGGTATTTCAGAGTTGTTTTCTTGTTTTTAAAGAGTGGCGGGGAGATGGTGAGCAAAAAACACACCCTATCTTTACATACGTAAAACCTCTCTCCTTGTAATGTTGCTTGTATTTCGCAATATCCATCTCTGTGATAGTTTCCGCTTCCTACAAACTCCAATATTAAAACACTGTCAGTCACTAGGGGTAGGTAGTGGATGCTGTCTATCACACTCCATACACTCACCGTCTCGTTGAATATGAGCTTTACATTTAAGCTACCTTCGTATTTCTCATAGGTGTATGTGTTTGCCTTGAAGGTGTTTTGTGCTGTCGCTACATTTGTCGCGAGGAAGAAGAAAAAAAGACATTTACTTCCCATGTGCGTTAAGTCTATGAATTAGGTTTTTTATCTCCACCGTCATTGCAGCTTGCCCTACTTCTAACTTCGTTAGCACATCTTTAATGGAATTATCCACCTGTATTTGTGTGTTTATCATAGCCTCTAGCGTGTCCATGCGCTTTTCTTGAGCGTCCTGTCTTGTTTTAGTTACCCCGTATACAACCCCGATTGACACGAGTATTATAGCTAATTGAAGCACGTCTCCACCTGTTACGTCCATGTTTAAATTTTCAAGCCAATGTATACCAATACCGTATAACATTTGTTATCTGATTTCCTTTAATTCGTTAATTGTTTTGCCATAATCGTCGGAGCTAAAAGGCCAAGTTTCAAATCGAACACGCACTTTAAATCGTTGCTCATTTGAAAATATCAACGTCTGCCTTCCCCACATGACCCATTGCCCCTTTTTATTGGGAATAACACCTACTAAAACAACTTCTTCCTCTTCTTCAATCTGTAAATCGAAATAATCAAGGAAATTATCACCGACATCTGTAATTCCATCTCTGTCAAACCAGTTGTGATAGCTTTCTTTTTGTTGGTTCAGAACGTGAAGGCCCATGATTCCGTTCTCTCCGATTGCCTCTACTCCTGACTCGTAAAATTCCACCATTTTATCAAGCTGTTCTTGGCTCTTGTCTGATGCATACCATCCGCTTTCAGTAATAATTATATCTACGTCGGGAAATGGCTCTCTTAATTGAGAAATAAAAGGAGACCAGTCAATGTTCTGAAATATTGCCTCTTCTCCGTTTGATGGCTGCAAGTCAGGTTTGGCCCCTGCGTAATAATGAACGGTGAAGCCCATTGTATCATTCGCGTCGTTCGCTTCCTTGTATTCAATTACGGCATCGTTCCATTGCTTTCTGTACTTCTCTGTTTGGTTGTCTCCATTTTGGTGTGAACAACCAAGAATCATTAGTTGTACATCAGGGAAATGCAAGCGTAAAGAAGGAATCCAGTCATCCATCATTAATAGGTAGTCTGCTATTCTCACTTGCTCCACTACACCCTTCTGATTTGTATCACCTAAGTAATACTTACCAAGCCAGAACTCACCACCCATTTGAAAGTGAGTAATCTTTAGTCCTTGGCTAATTAATTGAGTGACAAAATCTATTTCTTTTTCGATGGTAAAGCTTGACATATTGAGCGTCCACACAACGGAGAGGTCGTTGGTTATGCAATAGGTTAGCCAATCGTTGAATACCTCAGGCTTTGTGTCTGCGGTGTATTGGTACAAGCCATCTACTTTAGTTGCTGAAAAGTCAACGGAAAAGCCTCGAAAGTGTGTCACTTGCTCAGGGAGGTTGACCAAGACCCTGCTGTCAAATTCAAATATTCTTGTATTTAGTATCATTTTTTTAGGTTTGTTTTATGGTATTGATGGTGCTGTTGATTTATACGGATGCCCTATTGGTAGGTAACTCCCATCACCCGCCCACTTCCAAGATAAGTATCCTTCACAAAATTGTCGTTTTGATGTGTCTACCCCTGAAAAAACAATAACATCTCCTATTTGCCCAGTCAAAACAGCCGCTACCGATGCTCCAACACTTGTTCTATACCTGCCTATTGTTATTCCATTCAAAGAATTTGTGCCAGTGTTTCCAGAAGCAACTTGAACAGCGTCTGAATATATTTTTGAAGATACCCCATTTAATTCTACTCCCTGAATCCTATATAACCCGCTTAATGTTCCTGCGTTTAAAAGAGCGCCAGCGGCTAATCTTTCCCCTCTATTATAAAACACGTGTTGCGGCGTACTATATGAGTCTACATACGCGCCTTGTGTTCCAGTCGATGCGGCAAATACAACAATAGTATCTGACTGAGTTATTGTAACACTGTTATTTGCTACAAATGCTGCCGCAACAGTTCCGCTTGGTGTGAAATCTATAACATTATAACCATTTAAAGAGTCGGTATTTGCCTTGGGGTATGCTGACGATGAGAAAGCGGTAACATTTCTAGCGTTTCCGCTTTGGTCGTTCCAAGTATTAACACTTTGATTATCAGATTCAATTGACATTTCACAAGTGTTTGCCGAATCAAACCAATACTCTAAGCCTGACACCATGTTTACCGGTGTCCAAAATGAGTATGATGGAGTAATACATTTACCGCCTTTTCCTAACATCCTTCTATTCATTACACATCTGCATTTTGATGGTCAATAAATATCTGTTTCAAGTCTTGCTCTGAAAGTTCAATACCCGCAACGCTGGTCATCATTCCCGCGAATTGAAATAACTCAGGTGTTGTATTGGTAAACACTTCGCTTTCATACCACATTATTTTCATCTCCTCAACGGCTAAAAGCATTTCAGAATCACTTTCAATTAATATAGAAAAAAGATTATCTACATCTGTATTTGTGATTTCGTGATTTTTAAGTAAAGCTACTTTGAAGTCTCGGCGCGGCATTGATATTTCTAAACGTTGGTCTATCTCCTGCTCTGTGAGTTCAATTTTTGTGTATGTGAAAACATCATTGTCAGCATCGAAGTAGATTGCACCGCGCTTTTGATTCTCACCTATTACAGGCTGAACAACGTTATACCACCCATCCAGCTCATGTAAGTCTTCTCTATTTTTATAGCCACCTACTACACGCTCTTCGCCCCACCATACGTTAGGGTGTTCTCCTTTGGTTAGTACAGAGCCTATCTTGTTGCTCAAGTCGTTTAAAGACTTATCTCGTTGCGTTATCGTTATAGCTATCATGGTAATTGATTGATGTAAACAGTTACGACTAGACCCACTGTCGGGAAGTTGGTGAACTCAATTTGCAAATCGTTTACGGTTGTGTCTGCTGCATAAGTTCCTATGACATTCCATGCGGCGGGTAGTGTCAATGATTCTGTTGCCGTGGATACTATTTTAAGCGATCTAGTGAATGTTTTACCACTTGCGGGCGTGTTGTTTACTGCTAAAGTTGTGTTACCTGTTAGAATAGCGTAAAAGGCCGTGAAGGTGGTTAGGTTGAGCGTTACTGTTCCTGAAACGCTGGCACTGTACAGAGCCGTCCCTCTAATATCTTCTTCGTCGGGTATTGATAAAGCATCAATCTGAGCTTGAAACGCGCTTGTACCACCAATTACAAGGTCAATTTCTGCTGCTGTTGCTGTTATTCCGAGGTTGACTATCGCTGCATCAGCGTCAAGCAAGTCGGAAAGGTTGTTACCTTGTAGCAAACATCCAGCTAATACGCTAGAACTACCACCTTGCACACCAATATTGTACTCCCTAAAATCTGTTAAAGTTGTCCCGCCTGTATTCGTTGCCGTTTCTTGGATCAACCACCAACCAAAAAAAGTAGCGTTAACTAATCGAGGGTTAAGAACGTAATCCTCTAGCAGTACACCCGCACGAGCCAAAGAAATGTTAGCGTAGTTCCCTTGTCCGTATTGCATGGCAAACTGACCGTTACTGAAACGGTACAACCTATGACCTACTACTGTTGTTGAACCTAGTGCTGTAATAGTTCCCGCGTTATCCCAGAACTTTACAAGGTCTGTTAGGTTTTCAAACGCAATTGTTGTCCTTGTGAGTAAGTCGTAAGTGGCGTTAGTCACCTCGTCAATGTCCAAAAGGTTAGCGTTGTTAATATCGCCCGTCCCTCCAAACTCCATGATAGTTCCCGCCGAAGCGTTAAAGCCTAAATCAGTTGCGCGACCTGTAATAGTTTGACCAACTTTAAACGGTACACCCTGAGCAAGAAGAGCTGTATATAAATCTCTAATACTATTCGAGTAATGACCAATCGGATTATTCAGATACTCAAAGCCAATAATCGTTTCAGCAACTGCATCGACCGCAATACGCATTGTGAACATTTTGCGCGACCAATCTTGTCTAGTTGGTTCTGTAACTTGTTGCTGTAAAGCTCCCGTGTTATCTATGTATATATAAGTAGAATCTACTGATAACGTCGTAACCGTTATACCTGTTGCCCCCGCGTAGCTAATAGAAAAATAGCCTTCATCGCTGTTTATCTCTCCTGAGACTGCTGGCTGTGCAAAGGTAGTTCCCCCCACTGCGACGGTAGATACATAGCTACTAGATACACCTGTACCTCTTGCCTTTAGTACAGCCGAATCAATACCATCTGCAAAGTCTTGAACATTTGTGAAGGGAGCTACAACTAAGTCAGTATCTACTAAACTAGTGTTTGCAGCGGTACTAGGACTGTCATCTACATATTTCTTATTTGCCGCTTGGTAGTCTGTTGTGGGGGCCGAACTTGGCGTTACAGGAAATGACGAGAAGGTTTTCACCCCCGCTATTGTTTCATTCCCTGTTGTAGCCACTTTAGCGTCTAGGGCTGCTTGTAGGTCTGTTTGCGCGGAGAGTGTTCCTGTTATTGACCCCCATGCTGCGCTTCCTCCTCCTCCACCCGCGTTTATTTGCTGCCAATTAGCCGCTCCCGTAGTTGCGCTTGTGAGAATGTATACTAATGGGCTTGCAGGGGCGTTTACATTTGACCAAAGCGAACCCACCTCATAATATTGGGTGTTGTCGTTGCTTACTGTGGGGCTTGTCGTGGCGGTGAGGTTGTTCTTTCGCGCTATGAACGGGAGACTTCCCCACGCTGTTGCACCATCACCAAATTTCATTAAGGGTCGAGAGCCTTCACCCCCGTCTGTTTGAAATCCAAGTTGACGTTCGAGTAAAACTGTCGCGTTAGATGTCCAATTTGCAGCCGTGTCACCGCGACGCTTTAAAGCGAATATTTGTGCCATTTACCCCTTAATTTAGGTGTAAAGATAAATAGCTTAGTAGGTTGTTATGTTATTGTCTAAGGGTGAACATTTCTTAAATAGAAAAGCTGCTCTGTAAAGAATAAACTGTAGCACTATTCCCTTCTTCGTATGTTTCTTCTGCTGTATATGTCTCAGCACTATCACCCTCATTAAACACTTGTGTGGAGAGGTAGCTGCTGAAACTATCGCCCTCATCTAATACGGCTAGGTCAGCACTAAGCAATTCATTCACTGTTACACGTCTTGGGGTGTATAAGGCTCCGTCTGCTCTCTGCTCTCTTTGGTATATATACACTTCACTCCTATCTGTTACAGCTCCTCTACGTAGCTCCTCAAAGAATATCTTACTACCCCAAGGGTTCTCTTTGAGTTCTTGATCTCTTATTGCTACTTTACGGGTGATTCGGAGCCATTTTTTAGTCATTATTGGCCTGTCATTTTCTGAATTAACGTTCTATTCTCTTTTACAGGCTCCTCTAGCTCTAGTCTCTTGAGTTTTATTACCATTTTCTTAGGGCTACTCATTCCTGCCTTGCTTAGGTTCCCAAATATTTCTTTCTTGTCTTCTGCGTTTAGTCGTGAATACGGCCCGAATTTAATTCTAAATAGCCTCGCTTGTATTTCCGCGTCTTCCTCAAATGAAATATTAAAATAATCGTAAGGTAGCCCGTCACCTTTCACGTATGCTTTAAACCTGTTTACGTAGCTTTTCTTGTCTTCGGGGTCTACTTTATCTATCACTTCCCTCACCTTCCCACGCTTCTCGTCTTGCGTCTTTTTATCGTCTAAGAAATAACCCGTTGCAATGTCTTTTAGCTCTTTGTTTATCCTCCTCTTTTCTGTGGCGTTTTCTAGCTTGTAAAATTCAACAATTTCCTTTTCCTTAAATGACTTCCACTCAGGATATGTTGACCTGTAAAACTTCCTAGACACACCTTCAAAAGTTTTTTTAGCAAACTTCTGTAGTTGTTTTTCAGCATCCTTATCTGCCACTATTGACTCACCCGCCGCGTATGCAAGACCCACTAATGGATTTGTTGTCGGACTTGTAATTATCTTCTCTATTGCTGCTTTCCCTCTTGCGGGAGACATTCCTGTTTCTCTCCCTATCGCTTTATAAAACTCCTCTATTCGCGGGTCATTAGCACCCTCATAGTAAGGGAGAACCTTATTGAAGTCTCTTGTCACAGGTCTATCTTTATAAAGATCGTAGTTTGTTATGTACGATGCTGCTGAACTGATTAGCGGGTTTCTTGACGCTACATCCGATGGGTTTACAGGCATAAACTCTTTCAGTGACTCCACCATTCTATCCTCTCTCATTTGGTAGCTTGCCTCCGTGTCCGTACCCCTTGATTCTCTTATGAGTGATTCTGTGGTATGCTCTACTATGTTAAATAAGGGAATGGCTTGCTGAGTTTTAGCTAGACGTAGGTATTCTCTATTTCCATCCTTATCCTTCCAAGGGAGGAGGAAAATAAAATACCTTAACTTTTCCCAATCTGGTACGTTTTCCCAATCTTCTTCTCCATAAGATAGATTATATAAAGTGATACCCGCCACAAACCCCGCCGCTTGCGCTGATTTAGTCATGAAATCTTTAATTGATTTCGGGTTTGTCATGTAGTCTGCTGCCACTCTCGCCCCCTGTGTGGCTGCGCTTATGTATGGAAGAGCCGCCTCTGCTGATTTAGTAACAGTTCCACCCTGATTAAAGTCAATTATACTTCGCGCTTTAGCCGCTGCCCTACCCCTAATGTTTTCTAAGTCCACCCCCTGCGGGTCTGATCCATTTTCTTTTTTAAATTCCTTAGAGAGTTCTTTTATTTGTCTTCGATAAACCGAAAGCCTAAATGCAATCTCAGACTTCTCTCCTAGATATGCCGCCATATCTGCTGCTCCACGTAATATTTTTCTTGCCCCACCAACAGATCGAGCAACCTTACCGCCTTTAGGTTTCCCTTGTATAGAAAGGAAATCCATTAACATACCATCTTCCGCCGCTTGACTAAGAAGGTCTGTTGTGGCTTTATTTCCCGCTATTAAACCAAAGAAATCCTTAGCTCCGTCTCGCGCTAATTTTAAAGCGTTAATAGGAAGAATGGGAACCCCCAATACTTTTGCGCTATCATACGCGTCTGTAAAAAGAAGTATGTGTCCAAAGTCACGGGGGATGTTTGCTGCGATAAATAAAGGATTTAACCCCGTAGCCATAGCTTTCAATAGCCTACTGCCTGAAATCGTACTGATAACTTTCTCCCAATCGGAGTTCATACTACTACTAAAGTCATACCATTGCTCGTACAAATCATCTTGCAAGAAGAATGACTTCTGCTGACCGCCTTCGTAATAATACACCACTGAATATCCATCAGGATTTTGTGGGTAAACTAAGTTACCTTGCTTTGTTTTGGCTATAGGCTTCCTCTGTCTCATTTCAGGGGCTTCGGCCTTCTCTTCTTCGGAAAGTTTATTGTAGTCGTCTATTAGCTTTCTATTGGCTTTATTTTGTGCTATTCTTTTTGTAAGGGAGTTTATACTTGCCTGTAAAAGAAAACGAGAGTCTAAGAATATCTCCTCTGTACTACCGTCTGCTAACGACTTTATTACTTCTTGCCTCACCCCATTCTCCCTAGCCAATCTCTGTAGGGCTGCGTTTTTCTGTGATTCACCTACATTGGGGTCAAATATGTATTTAATAAACTTACGCGGTTGGTAGTTGTTGTCCTTAAACTTATTGTATGTCTCCTCATCTATCAAGCCTTCTTTGTATGACATCTTCAACACCTCTCTAAAGGAATCGAAATAAGCGTCACTTCTTTCTAATAGGCTGTTGTACTTCTCGTCTCCTAGCTCTTCCTTTAAGTTTTCAAGTTCAACAATTGCTATTTCTCTATTGATGTTGTTTGGGTGTTTTACGCGGAGTTCTCCCGCTGCATCTCGTGAGTCGTCAATCTGCACCACCCTGCGTAGGAATATTATTCTATCTAGCGTCTCTGCTAGGTCTGATTTTAGCCCCCCGTAAATTGACTTATGAAACCCCTCATAAAGTTTGCTTGCATATCCGCTTGCGCCTTTTGCATTTATAAGGAAAGCCTCTGCGTTTGGGAGGTTCATTCTTCTTATAAACTGCTTAACGGTTCCCTGCCTGTCCGTGAACCATGAACGTAGCTTATTAACGATGTTCTGCCTTCCCTTCTTGTTTAATGGGTTTACGGTTGGGCTTCTCAATGCTTCTTCTGATTGCTGCACAGCCCCATCAACTATTTTCTTAGCCTCGGCTTTTGTTGGCACTGATTTCGGTGGGGCGTTGAATAGTTTCTTCACATCCTCTTCGGCCTGTGTTTGCTCCTTGGTTGATAGGTTTTTGTACCAATCCGAATCCCTCACTGTCTGAATTGCCTTTTCAATTGCATTAGCCACTGTTGCCCCCGCCTTAATAGCCGCTTTAGCTACCTTTACAGCGGATTGAGCAATAGCAATGGGTAGGTTCATTCCTAATGTTTCCCTACTCTGTTTTGCTAGTTTTTTATCTACATCATCAAGGAACTTAATAGCCTGTCTTGCGCCTTTTTGAAAAGCACTGTCTAGGTTTTCATTTATCGTGGCTTGACCTATTCCGCTTCCTATCCTGTAGTTTGTTCCACTCTTAGACTTTACTCTTCCGTTTGGTAGGATGGTTCCCTTTTCTGTTCCCCCAAATACACTAAACTCCACCTCATCACCCTCTATATAGGTGTCTTTCACTTGCTCCACCGTAACAGGCTTGGTTGTTTTTGGTTGTTTAGCTAACTTAAACCCCTTCTGCTTCTTAGTTATATGCGTGGCGGCTTCTTCTTTGGTGAGAAATTCCATCTCTGTGTTCCCGTCCTTATCCTCTATCACTTGCCCGTCTCTTTCTATTGTTATAGAATACGCAAGTTCTCCGTCAGGAAGTTCCTTAACCTTTATCTTTGCCTCTACATTTTCCGTTAAGGGAACGGTGGCCTCATTTCCTTCTTTAAGTGTTGGAATTGATTTCGTTGTAGGCTCTGCTATTTCTGTCTCTTTGGTGGCGGCTTCCTCAACCACGGCTTCCTTCATTTCTATCTCACCTTCCACCACGGCTCCGTCAGGAACGTCCTCTACAACGGGTAGGTTATCTATTTCTTCTTGCTCTGTTTTTTGCTTTTTAGGTGCGGATTCCTCCAATAAAGGACTAATTAGCTTGTCGTACTTATCATAGATTTTATCAAAAGTCTTTCTGTCTGCCTCTGATAGTTTGGCTCTATCTACCTCACCATCCACTCTTGCTTCCTCTATATTGGGTATAGCCTTTAGTAGTTCTGCTTGTTCTTTTGCGCGGAGTGTTTCTACTTGCTTGGCGGGTGCTACTTCGGTTTCTTGGGGACGCAGTTGGGAACCGTCTTGCCCCCCTTTTTCTTGGTTCCTATCATCTCCCATCCCTTCCAACAGGGGTTCTGTTTTTTCTTTGCCATCTGCTTGCGTTGTTATTTCTTCTTGCCGCCCATCTTCTTCGTTGGCTTGCTTGGCTTCTTCTTGGGGCTGTACGCCACCTTCTTCTTGTTGCTTTTCATTTGTTTGTTCTTTTTGCGGTGTTACCTCTAGCTCTACCGTGTCACCCGCTTTAAATTCTTCCTTTGTTGTTTTTGCGTTCTTGTTTGCTGTTTCATTGACCCATGCATCAAACTCAGCGGAAGCCTTGTCGTGGGGCGCATAAAACTTACCAAGCTTATCAATTATGGCATCATACTCTTTATCTTCCCGTCTTGATAATTTTCCTTCATTACCCTTGTATTGAAGTTCATCAGCCCTCTTCCTTGTATTGATAAACTCCTCATTTGAGTTCAAATCATCATCTATTCTGTTTAAATCATCCATCCTAGAGTTGTATTCATCTGGATTTGATTCGTAAGCAGATTGACGAACCTCTCCTTTAAGCTGACCTTTCTCAGTTCGCTCTTGTTCAGTTAAGCCCCTCTCTTCCTTTCCTAAAACGAAGTCCTCAAGTTTTCCAATAAGCCCTTTCTGTGAAACTTTTGACTTTGCCTTTTCATCCAGTTCATTCAACCTATCTACTTTAGGGTCTGATCGTGATTCACCCTCTTGTGTTTCTTTGGGTGCTATTATTTCCTTTACTTGACCCCTTAGTTCTGACTTCTTCGTCTTCCCCGCTTCTGTTTTATTATCTTCTAACGCATCTATTTCCCGTTGCAATCCCACCACCTTATCTACATCGCTTTCTGAGAGGTTAGGGTAAGCTTGTTTTGTATCTGTGGTTATTCTTGCTTTATTAAAAGTCTCATTTAGCTGCTGCTCTAGCTCAAGGTCGTTGTCCACCTGTAGCGGCATTTGAGCAATCTCTTCGGGTGTAGCTCCCTTTATTAGCTCCATAAATTCAGCTCTACTCACTTCTTCGTCGGCCACAGTGTATTTTGCCTTTGGTGAAATGGCTTTTGCCGCGTCCTTCACTGTTATTTTTTGACGGGCTGTTTCTGCCGCTAGGTTAGGAATAGCCATTGGAAATTCCGCTATACCTTCTAACGCTATATCTGAAACATCCATTTCCTGACCAATAGCCGCTCTTGCTGTTGCCTCCCCTGTAGAACCACCAACACCTTCTATAACTGTAGCGGTAGCCGCCCCTCCAACTCTTGCCGCCCTAGTTCCTTTTGTTGCTATCTTAACACCGACGCTACCCGCTAGTTTTCCTGTCAAAGCGTCTATAACACCAATAGTAACGCCGCGAATTACGGCCTTTCTTTTCATTCTATTAAGAGCGTCTTTATCTTGAAGTACGGACTTTACGCTTTCCTTCGTTATATCCGCGCCTATTTCTTCTTCAAGAAGTTCGGCAAAAGTAGCTCCGTATTCTAAAGTGGCAGTGGCAGCACCAATAGCAATAGGAATAGAGCCTGTAAATCCAACGGCTGCACCTGCGGCTGTTCCAAGACCCGGCACAACAGAACCTACCACCGCACCTCCCGCTGTACCTGTGCCGACACCCTCAACAAAAGCTTCTACTGATTCGGGATTTGACCCCATAGCGACAAGAGAACTTACCATTATTTCAGAAACCACGCTAGGGTTTTTAGCTAACCCCTTTATTACACCATAAAACCCACTACCCTCTTCCTCGTATATTCTTTGGTAGTTCTTCATTTCATCTGAAGGCTCTATACTATTTACAGTTTCCGAGGCTGCTATAAACCTATCTATTGTTTCTTCATCTGTATTTTCTGCTAGTTTTTTAGCTGCGGATGATTTATCTCCTTGCGCTAAACCAGAGCCTACAGCTCTAGCCATATCATCAATAAAGTCACCCATCCCCAACCACCCCACGGAAGACATTGGGCTATCCATAGAATCCACCATATCACCCAAAACCCCTGTAAGGTATTTATCCTTTTTTTGCTTTGGAGGTTCTTGTGACTCCGAAGCACCAACTGTCTCCGTCAATCCACCACCATCCGAAACGGACTCTTCCGACAACTGCGTAGAATCCATTTCGCCCTGCGGCTTTCCCACATCAGCCCCTCCTTGGCTTTCAAAAATTTCAGGGAACTTAGTGTTTATTTCCTCCCAAGAATTATACTCCCCACTATTGGCTGTGCTTACATAATCCTTTAAGGCTTGTTGGTCGTAGTCTTTTAGTTCGGGAAACTTTTCATTGATAGCCTCCCAAGAGTCATACTTACCACTATTAGCCGTAGTAACATAATCTTTTAAAACAACATCTAATTCATCTTCCATATTACCTTACATTTCCTCCCACTAATTTTGTATCACCTGTTCCTGTTGGTGCTTTCCTTCTAAGAACTGTATTTAATTCATCTGCCCCACGAACAGTTCCTAAATTATACGTTTTCCCATCTACTGTAACAGTAGTGATGTATCCTAAACTTGTTTCAATATTTGTAACACCGTCTATATTTAGCAACCATTTTGATGCATCTTTAGTGTTAGATTTACGAGAAGTACTTCTTATCTTATCATCCACCTCTTGCCCCCACGCCTTATTATCAACAACGTTAGGGTCTATTTCTTGATTAGTGGGAAATGGATCACCTAAACCCATAATAGTTTCATTATTCGGTGTGGCATCTCCCGAATCACTCATTCCTAAAATTTCTTTAGCAGACTCTTTTGTTACACCATAAAAATCAGCTAGTAGTTTTCCATTCTTATCAAAATCAACTAAAACGGGTTCTAATAGGTTTTCACCAACCAATTTAGCGTAAAACTTTCCATCTTTAAAAACAACAGAGGTTAAACTCTTCTTTTCCCCTTGCGCTCCATCCTCACCCCCCAACTCATCAATACCCCTCCAAACCTTATTAGGCTCCGTATTTCCTTTTGAGTTTACAGCCACTTCTGTTTCACTTATCCTTTCAAACATGAAATCATCGTTTTCCCATCCGCTCCCAGACCTTCTTATTGATAGGCTTTTACTTTTATCATCCTTCGGTGTGGGTATTGTTCCTTTCTGCTCACTCGCGGCTGTCTTTATAAGCATTCTATCTATAGCCCCTTGAACGTACTCCTTAGGACTAGTTGCGTCTGTTTGTCCATTACGCTTCTTTACGTAATAATCATCTGTTAGAAATTCTTCGTGTTGATCTACAAATGTTGCTACAGCTCCCTCCACCTGTTCGGTAGAAAGTGTTGACGTTGTTCTCGCTGTGTATGAGTTACCCGCCCTTGATGTTACAGGAACACTTCTTTCAGTACCACCACCTTTATGCAGTAGGACGCTTAATTCCTGTGCGCCATTTCTTAGGCTATCATACCCTTCAGTGAACCCCTGCCTCATAGGTTTAAAGCCTTGAAGTAATGTAGAGTGTTTGTTTTGCAACTCACCTACGTTTTCGTAGTCTTGGCTGAGAAGGCTATCCACTTGGGTGAGGTAGTCGTCATATCCTCCCGCCACTTGCTCACCGTTCTCATTGGTGTAGTAAAATATGTTTGTGTCAGGCTTATCTCTTAATATGTTCCCCATTTCTTCTGAGGTGTCCTGTATTTGTTTTGTTTGAATGGCGGCGTTCCTTAGCTTCCCCACTTTATTGAGCCAAGCAGGGCTACCCACTGTTAGGTTTCCGCTTGTTGCTTCATCTATTATAGAATCTAACCCGTCACCTATCTTTGTGTAATATTGTGCGCCAAGATCACTACCTATATCTAAGGCAGACTTGTATTCTTTCTCCTTCTTAGCTACATCTTTAGTAAATACGTCTTGTATTCCGCTTGTGTCTAATCCTTGAACACCTGTTCCGTAGGCTTGTTGGATTAACGGTTGTAATCTTGCTTCGTCTGCCATTTCTTAATACTTACCTAGTTGGAATACCCCTTGCTGTTGTAATCCTTGTCCGAGTAGCGTGTTCATTGGGTTAAAGAATCCGCCCATTCCCCCTTGTGCGTTTTGGTTTACTCCACCACCCATTGATTGCTGTCCGCCATTTCCGCTTCCTAGAAAACCTCCAAACTCTTTTGGTGTTAACCCTGCTTGAAATGCTAATGTTCCCGCTTGGCTTATTCCTTGTATCCCTTGGTTCATTGTGTTCCTGTTAGCTGTCATTCTTGATAGCCTCCCCGCTTGTTGGTTTAGGAACTGCCCATACTCTCTGTCTGCTTGTACGTTTTGAGCGTCTTGAAGATTGCCGAGTTGACTAAAATATTGGCCGCGATTGGCTATTCTCTGCTGTGCGTCCATACTTGATAGCTGTCGATAACTATCAGACATTGATTGTGCTGTTTGGCCTACACCCGCTATTCCTGAGCGTAAACTGCCTTGAGAGGCTAATGAGGCTGCGCCGCTTCGCCCTATCATATCCTCCTGCATCCGTCTTGATGCTTCGGGTAGTCCTTCTTGGGCGTATCTATATGCTTGATTTGCAGAACTCTCTGCTGTTTGATAGGCTGCTGTATCGAAATAGTTGGGAACTTCTGCGTTCTCGTATTCTTTACGTGCTTTATTTCCGCCTATTAGCCCACCCACTGTTTGAGCTAATGACGTTGCGCCCTGAATTGCAAGAGGAATTACGGTAGGAGACATAGTATATTTGCTTTTATGCGAAATTAACCACTATCACACTGTTGTTTGTTATTGAAAGGAATGACGCTCTAATAAGTTAATCCACTCTCTCCGCTTATGAAGGCTACACCAAATAGCTTGAACTCTTGGTTGTCCTCTGCGTCACTAGGTAGGGTGATGAGTGTCTTTACCCAACGGCCTCTTAATTTATCCCCTATGTTTACGCCTGTTCCTGTTCCCTCCCCTAAGAATGGAGCGTGTTGTGAACCTTCGCGATTTTCAAACATTGTAGCAGGGAGGTGGCTCACTTGCTCTTCTGATGTTGTAATTCCACCCTCTCCTATTTCTATGTTTTGTGCTTTGGTTTTTGCGGAAATGTTCCTCCAATATTTTGTCAATTCAGGGGCTTTGTTTCCATACACCACTACACTACTGTCTTGTAATGTTCCAAAGAATGTGTTGTAGTCTGTGTTGCCGAGGTCGTGAAACCACATCTCTCCGTTAAAGAAGGTGTGATAACTCTGTATTCCGCCCTCTAGCCACTCTGCTGTGTATCCTAAGAATGTTGTCCATCCTTTTGTTCTCTCACTATATACAAGGGTTTCGTTCTTTGGTATGCTTGCTCTTACAATGTCACCCGGTACGAGTAGGTCTAATGGATTTTGACTCACTGTTATTACTCCTGCGGCTGTTTCATTTGCTGCTATCGCTAGTTCTGATGGGGAGTATTTCGTGGTGAGTGCTGATGGGTCTATGAGAATAAGCTGCCCCTCACCAAATGTGATGAAGCCCACCGCGCTATCAGGCTTTTGGAATGTGAATATACCTGAGTTTGCGCTCACCACTTCTACATCCACTGCCTCACTGTATGTTATGCTTAGAATGTATTCGTCTGTTCTCTCATCCACTATCCCTCTCACTACGGGTGTTGTGAAGCTGTTTCTTACTTTGCGGAAGATGTCTTTGAAGTAACCACTCATTCCCACTTCGCTAATAGGTGTCACCCCATCCATACTTTGACGGTACACTTTTCCTCTCTTGGAGTCTGTGAAGTATTTTTGGTAGCCGCTTTTTGTGAAGCTGTCTCCATCTATGCTTATTCCTCCATTGAAGCTGTTGTATATTACGTCTGAGAATACGTTGTTTTGGCTTGCTATGATTCTTTGGTCGCCCGAAAGTTCTGTTGTCACGGAACGCCCCACCAACACCCTACTCATCTTATCTTCTTGGTAGATGTTTAGCACATCACCGTCTGCGTCTATCTTCTCTATTCTTCCGTATACGTTATCTACTTCTTGTATGTTTTCATCATAGAAGAGGTTGTAGCGTCTTATATCGGTGTTCTGTATGCTTTGCTCTGAATACCTCAGTAGGTTGTCTCTAGTCACCTCAACGTACTCATTTTGCCCTCTACGCAAGCTTCTCACTTGTTTGTTAGGTCGGCCTTGTCCTGTGTTCCATGTTGGAGCAAAGTCATTGAAGTTTAAGTCTTGTAACACGAAGTTTATGAAAAAACTTATCGCAGGGTTTTCTGAGTTGTAAGTCACGCAATACCCCCTTAGCTTTAGGTATGTATCTCCAAATATAGTGATGTTTCCTTGAAAGGCTGTTCCATCTATATCTACAGCTCCATCCGTACAGCTTAGTTGTGCGGATGTTTCCCAATAAAACTCATTGTCTGATTGTGTCGGCTTTTGTATCACCTCACACAGCACTCTAACAGTCCATTCAAAAGACACTGTAATAAAGCCCTCTAGGTAGGCAGCTAAATCAGGCTCGTTTTCCTCTAAATCCTCGAAGTTAATAACTATTGTATTAGTTCTATCGTCGTATTTACTAATATTAAATGAGGCGTTATACTCTTCAATTATAATTCCATCCTGATCAGTCCTGTACAAAAATCTAAGCACATCACCTTCTTGTGGTAGGAATGAAAGTATATCGCTATCAAAAAGGCTGTTGTAGGCGTTTCCATCCCCACCATTCACTGAGTTTAGACTTATGTAAAGGTTTTTGTTGCTTGGTATAACGCTAGGGACAGAGTCATCTATCTCTAGGTTTTCAAAGCCTATTACGTATGGTCTATCCCAATTCCAATTCTCTTGCACTGTGTTGCTACTGCTTAATGCAAATTGAATGAAGTTTTGAAAGCTTTCGCTACGCTTCCTTACAATATCCATCACCCTAGCTTCGGGAGGCGTGGTGAAATTACTTATTCCTTTTATCCAGCCACCATATATTTGTGGTTGGTTGGTTTGGTTAATAAAGTGAGGGATATATAGGGTTGCCCAATCCCCCGTTATTACAGGTGTTGGCCTACCCAACTCATCTCTGAATACAAATCCAAATTGTTGTGTTGAGTGGTTTTTGTATGTTCTAAATGGGAGATAAGTATCTACAGAGAAAAAGCCCACGTTGCTAACTATATCTACATCGTATGCGTTAGAAAAAGTTGAGCTAAACACCCTTGTAATAGTTAATTCTCCTGTTGCATCATCTACAATTGCGGTGAACGGGGTTTGGTCGTTAATTGTTGATTCTAAAAATTCTTTATATGTCGCAAACTCATCAGGTATACCAGACACGCTAGTTTGAATATTGTATAAGGTTATGCTTGTTACAGTGCCTGATTGGATTGTTTTCCACTCAAGAGTAAAATCAACTTGAAAAAGAATATCAAAATTAACAATAACTAGCGGGACTTGCAAATCAAAAACACCAGTGTACAAGCCTGTACCAGAGTTATAAGACTGACTTGTTGTCGATGTGTTGTATTTGTTTATTTCTGTTTGTGTTGGGTTTACTGATATATTAGGGGTTTGGGTAAATAAATCCAAACTAATGTTATCACTTATACTACTCACCACATCCCTACTCACGTTCATTCCGTCTGTAGTTCCGCCCATCACTGTCCTATTCTCAGAGATGTCTTGGCTGTTTGCTTTTTTTGGCGAAGCGTAAGAGTTTGTTGACGCCCATTTTACATCTACAGGAATGAGGGTTTGAGTTCCGTCATATCTAGCTGTTATAGTGGTGATTTGGCTTGTTTCTCCTGATGGCGCGGAAGAATAGCTTCCCGAAAACCAATCGTAATAATACGTTCCCGCATCTCCCGCCACAGGAAACCCCTCTGATATGTTTGAGCTTGACAGGTTGTATTTATACAACTCATCGTATGGAATATCTAACCACTCAAGCCAATCCGTAGGTGTTCTATCTGTAGGAACTTCCCGAATAAGCAGCTTAACCCGCGCTATCATTACATGGGGAAATTCCGTCACAGAAGCCACATCATCAACATCCGTGTACCTAAATGAATGTATTGGAACTTTAACGTCTATCCCTGATGGTGTTGGGTAGTCAGGGTTGGCTGTTACCTCTCCAATAGTAAATATAGCACTTGTCAATTCTTGAGAAAGAACAGATTCACTAAAAGGACTCACCTCGCTTAATGATCCATCAAAATAAATATAGGCGTAAGCAAACTGATAACTCTTTCTTCTTAGAAATGTAGCTACACCCTCCACTTCTTCCGTTCCATCATCATACCTAAATGTTCCATTTGGACTCCAATAAGGGCTAGGTACTTTCTGATAGAATAGGGTGTCAACTAAGAATGGTGGGTAGCATTGTCCTACAGGTAGGGTTTCCCAGTCTACCGTGTCTAATTCTCCCGTTGTATAGTCTATTGCGGGGTAGTCGTTGGTTGTTGTTAATGCGCGGCAGGGAATAAACTGTCTTATCGCGGAAATGCTTTCATCTCCGTTTGCAAATACAATGTCGCCCACTGTAAATCCTGTTGTGGCCGCTGTGTAGTTGTTGAATCTATTATCTCCCGCTGTTACATTGTATCTCTTTGGCTCTGTGTTTCTATCCACCCACATAAGGGTGTCACCCAATTCATCGTCGTAAATTATGTTTACGTCTGAAATAGTGAAGTTGGGGTCGAACTCAAGAAGGTTGGATGAGCTAAACACTGTTGTAATATCTTGCGTGTCGTAAGAGTAATAGACAATGTATGCGTATTGGTCGCTTCCAGCATTCTGAGCATATATTAAATAATAGACACGTCTACGCTTCTCATCTAGCTTACTTCCCACCACTTTTATGAATGGGTCTGCTGTTAGTCCTGTAAAGGTGTAATCCACCTCTTCATTACCTGTTACGTTTGTTAGAGTGCCGACAAAGCCCCCTGCATAATTTACAGGGTTTATATTTAACGCTGCGCCGTACTCCCCGTTCTTTTGGAGTTCGGGCGTTAAGTCCAAATTCATTTTTCCAGCGAAGAATAATTTATTGTCTATTATGTTTGACTTACTCTCTTGCATATTCTTATATGGTTGCCACTATTCTTCCTCCCGCTACAAATCCATCTATCACCACCCAACTGTTGTTTTCATTACCATCGTCTAGAACGGTGTACGCTACAGCATCTATTGTTACGGTTGTCACCCCATTACCTGTTGGGGCATCATAATCAATAAACATTATTTTGGTTGTGCTTGCTGTGAGCGGAATTGCGTTTGCGTTAACATCTGCCATTTTACTTAACTGTTAGTGAATAATTTTTTCTAAAGCCTTCACGTAAACCCGCTGGTGTAATATTTGCCATCCTCCGTAGCACTAAGTTCTTTGCGTTCACCCATGATTGTTGGTTATATCGCTTCTCACTAGGGCTTATTCCTTTGTTGCGGGTGTCTACGTATCGAATCCATTGTATTAGTGCGTCCACAGCGAACTCAGGTACACAGTGCTTCCCGTCTGTTGTTCCTAATTGGCCGAGGTATTCTAATATAGGGTTGGTGACGTTGCTTGAGAACTCAAATCTGTTTGTGCTTCTGTTCCAATTGTATTTGTATGGGTTGGAGCCTACGCCACTATACACTCCCCCGCGAAATTCTCCGCCCTGAAAATCCGAGCCTACGTTGCTTCCTCCCATTCCTCCTCCAAAACCAAAAGAAGGGTCGTTTCCGAATGTGGATTTGTCTGCTATAACGGTGCTTCCTTGGCTGTTTATAAGGTTTGGCGGGAGTTGTTTTGATTCTACAATTTCCAATAGCCCGTAGTTAACTGAGTTCATAAACATCCCTATGACGTTTATTAAGCCCGTAGGAACAGCCGCAGTCTTATTGCTGTCTAATGTTAGTTGCGTGAATACGGGTGCGCCTGTAACGTCAAAATGAAGCTCTTTTAGGCCGCTTATTGCTATGTTTATAAGCCGAGGTCGCCCATGTTGGGAGTTATTATCCTGCTCTATTAAATATTGACTTACTACGTCTCCTACAGTGGTGGGCATAACGGGCTAATTTTCCCGCTAAATTACAAAGAAGACAAAGGGTGTTTGTTATTGGTAAAGAATATGCTCACAACAGTCGAGAAATGCCATTGAAAAAACGGCACTTCTCTTGGTGTTGGGATGCAATTAAGGGATGAGCTTTTCACCAGTCCAATCCTCATAATTGTTTTGAACTTGGTGTATAAAAGAAGCCTCTTTAGTTTCCTTTTTGTAACTCATCTTCCACTTTGGAAATGTGTCGAAATCTTCTTTTTCCAATTGCTCAACTTTCACCTCGTTTTTCTCCATTTCATTGCCGAATAAATCTTTCATGTATTGCTCTTTAGCATTTAGAAAGGCGCAATTTTCCCACTCTTTATTTATATCCTCTTCCCATCCATCACCTAGAATTTGCGGTTTAGCGGTAATAAAATTTGGTGGGAATACTATGCTATCAACAAAAATTAAGTTTCCTTTTCTCAGTTCTGTTTTGTCTTTAATAATTCGAATCATCTTAAAAAATTTAACTGCTGCCAACAATTGATAAAAACAAGCCGCGGCAGCGTTACGGCTTGAATCTAGTGTTTTTGTTCGGCCAGTTCTTATCATAGCCGTAGGGCATTAAGACCATTCAATCGGCCTAGCAAATACTTCGAGCTTAAACATCTCGTGATTCCCTTTATCAAGCCTATGATAAGAAAGGAATTTTTCAGCCGCTTCTGAGTCATCGAAATGATAAGCCTTCGTAAAGTCATTTACAGTTATTATTTCAGACCCGTCATGAAAATCTAAGTTTAACCACTTCCCTGTTTTTTTTACTTGTATTGCATATTTCAAGTTCATAATAAAAACGCACCACAACATTACCTATATGGCATGGCTGGGCGACTTGTTTGTTTATTTCAGCGTTGTTGTAGCCACGCCACATAGCTTTGTAGTTGTATGCAATTAAAAAAGACATACAACAATGTGTAAATAAAATAAGGGGTCTATAACCTACGGGCTTGGCATAGGATATGGACAAGATTATAGCTACCTATGAGTCGGGAGATTTCAACCTCCACCCCTTACTATTTTTATACTAAACGTTGTAAGTAATAGCTGCTACGAGAGGGATTCGAACCCTCGAACCTTGCGGCACGTTTTGCGGACGCTGCTTTGACCAACCTTTGCAGGGCGACAATTAGAAGTCATTTACTCTTGCATACCGCAGCAACTACTTACAACATTATTTAAAAATCATTAAAATGCTTTTTACATTTAACGTTATGAGCAAATATAAACAAAAAAAGCCCCGCAAACAAATGCAGGGCTTTTTATTTTAGAACATCACCTCCTTTTTATTAGATGAGCTTTTTGAACTGTTCCTCTATTTGTTGTCTCAAATAAGGGTCTGTCTCTATTGACTTAATAGCGTCCTCCTTGGTTGATTTACCCACAGCTTTACCTGTGTCCACAATGTAGAATCCTGTTCCTCCTTTGTATTTCACTAAGTCATGCTTCTTAGCTTTGTCCAAAAGGTCTTCGGCTGTCATTGCATCAAAGTCAAATTTCTCCTTCCCTGCTACTATGAGGTTGCTTTTACCTTCTGCCCGAAGTACGTCGTCAGCAATAGACTTGTACAGCGAGGGTTCGTTTAAGAGCCTTTCCACTAGCTTCTCGTAGCGCATATCATTCCTACTCACTACTAGCATCTTCACTTCTCCGTATTTCCATGTATTTGTGTTAAACTTCAATAAGCCGATGTTCTCTGCTCGTGAAATGAAATCCATGTACTCTAGGTCGGGGTTGTGATAAACTTCTTTAAACTTCTTGACGTTGTGTTTCGCCCATAGGAATAGGCTGTGCTGCCACATATTCGGGTCTTGGTTTGCTGTTCTTATCCCCACCCAATTTGCAATTGCTTGCTTTCTTGTGTATGGTAAGTCCCAATATACGGCTAGTTCTTTTGCTACACGCTCTTCGTTTAACAAAACTTCCTCTGCTTTCTTTGATTTGTTAATCTGATGGAATAAAACAGGGGTTTTAGTGTCCCTATTTGGTTTTGATTCATTCCCGTCCAATAAACTTAACAGTTCAATAAGTTGTGGTTCATTATCCTCATCCACCATGAGCATCCCCTTCTTGAACTTAATCTTTACAACTTTTGAGTTTTTATCCACCCAATCATCCATAAAAATACTTTCTTCGTCGGGGCTGTAGGCCACTTTGCGGGGAATTATTTTCCCGTCTTTCTCTACTCTTACAGTGTGAATTGCTTTAAACCTTCTCGAATAGGGCATAGGTGGTGCGAGGTCTTGATTTCCTCCGTCTCTTGAACCTGTTGCGTAATAACCTAAATCTGATGGGTTGCTTCTCTTCTGTCTGCCTGATTGTCCTAATCTATAGACTAAGTTTGCCATTTGTTGATTGTATATGTAAAAAAAAGGCGCGAGGTCTTTCCCCGCGCCATTGCATTTATTACTACTTAGGAACCTTGCATTGTGAAGCAGTGGTTAATGGCGTTTGTTTCAACACCACCCTCTGTCACCATTACGTGTACTAAGTTGTCTTTACCTGTCTCTCTTGGAGTTTGTACGTATTCGTCCATTGAACGATCTCCTCCTTCTGGGCCTGATCCTTTGTATACCACTTGCATTGCAGGTGTTTTTACATAGCTTCCACCTAGTTCTTCGTAGATGTTCACCTCTCCCATTGGCATTCCGACAGCAAAACTATTGTATGCTGTGATTGCTCCTTGTTGGGTTGGATCACTGAATGCACGTTGAGTTTTAATGTTCAATGTGTATCCTAGGTGTTTCACAGTATCTATATCAAAGTCTACAGCTTGAACACCGCCATTGAAGTCTGCGAAGATTATAGAAGACCTAGAATCCTGATTGAAAGTAAGCCCATCACCTTCTCTTGCGAGTTTGTTAATGTCCTTACGGAACCCTTGAGAACAAAGAAGCATATACTCGTTAGCAGCACTTTGCTCTGACAAGTCATCAAGAACATTCTCAACATCAGCTAGCGTCAAGGCTCCTGTTGTAAAGGCTTCATTAATACCCGAAGCTTGAATTGTTGGGATCAAACCTTTTGTTTTCTTAGCTTGCTCAAATCCAGCGATTCCCGCCAACGTAACGTTAGTGATGTCCTTTCCGAAGATGCAACCGTTAGCAAACGAGCTTTTGTGTCGTCTCAACGTTCTGTCCATATCGTAGTAGTACCAGTACTTTCCTTGTCCGTACTTACCATCAAAGTCAATCCACGTTTCTTCACCTAATGCAGAGCCAGAAATTTCGTGACGCTCAGTGAAGATTTGTGTGTTGTTTTGGTAGTAGATTACACGACTTGAGAATGAACCTCTATCTGCGAATGTACCCGCTTCATTAGATACAGCGGAAGTGATGACAAACTCATCGCCAGATGTGATTTCTGGAATTACTTCGCCTGTTTGTGTTGGTGTTGCATCAAACGTAGTGCCATCAGCAGCTACAGCAGTTACTACAGCCTCTACGTTGTTAGAGAAAAACCCTACATCACCAAGTCGAGGTGCTACAGCATTAGTTGTTCCTGATCCGATGTACGGAGCTGATTGCGGAATACTAAACTGGTCAGCCGCTAAAATTGGAATCTGCACTGTTGCTCCAGCGCCTCCAACGCTACTAGCGTCCATAACCACAGGTGGTCGTAGTCGCTCTTCTTCGTAGTGACGGAAGATTGTACTATTCGTTACTCGACGTGCAAGACCCAATTTGTCAAACATTGAGATCATGTCGTCTTGATGCCCATAACGTTTTGTCAACGTTGGGTCTACGTCAGGATGCAGTACGGAAAATCCGTTTAGAGTCTGCGCTCCTAAAAAGTTAAAGTCAGTCCTTGCTAGACCAACCCCTTGTGGGGAGTTTCCCCCTATACCTACTGGTGTATATCCCATCTGTTAGTTTCTTTTTGAATGTTTCATACCCGAAAACGGGTTGTTAGTTTTTTTGGTGGTGGGGGCTGCTTTCCTTGTCATGCCTCCGTTGTCACCTTGTAGTTCCTGTATTGCTTCCTTCTTCCCGTAACTTCGGCCCTGATCGAACAAGGCTTTATCAATCTGCTCTTGGTTTTGGCTGCGGTAGGTCTCTACTTTAAGCTTTTGGAAATTCACGCTTCCATCCTCATTCCTATACCTATTAAAATACTGTGCTTGATTCTCAGGCTCAGTGGCAATGGAGTCAGCATATTTAGCGGCATCCCCTGTAATTGGAATCCTCACTGTAAGGTCATCTGTAAGCTGTATGTCAAACGAGTTAATTTCACTAACTTTCGTTATAGCTTCTGTCCGATAAGCCCTCACTGCTTGTTCGTATTCCTCTTGTTGTTTATGTTGCGGTGCGTTTGGCAATCTCATCCCTTCCTGAAAGTCTTTCAGCTTTGGAACAAATTCTTTTGCCTCTTTCCGCAGTAATGTTTCTTCTCGTTTCTTTTGTGCGCCAAACTCTTCATCTGTGTCAAAGTCGTCAGCGTCTTTCTTACCTCTTAGTGTTGGGTATTTGTCGTCTAGGTAGATGTTCACCATGTCAGCGTCATCCCCATCTAAATACTTCAACTTGTCTTTCACTATGCTTAAAGTGTTCTCCACTTCTTGCAATGAAATGTCAGAGTAGTCTTTTGATTGCATCTCCCATACGGATTGGTTTATGTCGCCTCCGTTGCGGATGATGTCGTTTAATTTCTCTATGCGGGGGTCTAGCTTGGGTGTTTCTTTTGCCTTAGCTAATTCCGCCTCTAGTGTGCTTAGTCGCTCTTTGTATGCGTCTATTGTTTCTGTTGTTACTTCTTGTGGTTCTACTTTTTGCCCGAAGTCTAACGTCACTACGTCATCCGCCACCACTTCTTCTTTAGGCTCTTCCGCCTTCACTTCTTCTGTAGCCTCTTCGGATATGTCCACCACCACGTCGGGTGTGTCCTCTACCACTTCTTCATCATCCACTACTGTTGACGGTGCTTCCGCTAATGGTGCTGATGGGGCTGTTCTTGTGCCGTGAACCATCCCTGCAAATGGATTACTTACTTGTTCTTGCACTTCGCTCATATACAATAATTTGGTTTAATGCAAAATAAGTGTATATTTGTTCTCTATTTGTTATTGAAATTTGATAAATTATATCTATGAGTAAGAAAGACTACAAAGAAACAGTAGAGTTTAAGGTGGATGCGGCTGATTTAGCCACTCTTTTGAGAACGCTTAGAAACGCTGAGGGGATTAGTATGAGAGAGTTAGAGGTGTTGTCGGGTGTGACAGCCTATCACATCTGTAATATTGAGAACAAGAAGATAACCACCACGTTCATTACGATGTCCAAGCTGTTTAATGGGCTTGGCTATTCAATTGCGGATGCTTATTCGCTAATGCCTAGCCGATGATTTGACTCTTTTTTAGCCCTGTTTTCACTCTTTCGTAGGTGGAAACACTTGCTCTAGGAACCCAATCGCTAAAATCCCAACCTATGTTGGTGCTTTGTTTTTCGTTGCGGAGAAGTATTACAGCTATCCCTAATGCCATTACAAGGTCATAGGGGCCGCGTTTTTCAGGGTTGAAGTTTAGGCATTGGTCTACGAGCTGCGGTGGGAAATATCCGCACTCACCATCTTCTCGCTTCCCCACCCTATCCAATATATAGCTTGCTACGTTGCTTATAAGGTTTTCTACGCTTTCTTTTGACGTTGTGGCATATCCCTTCTTTCCTTTCCTGATAATCTCCTGACGGGTCTCTAATGGGTTCATCTCACAGAATCCATAGTAGCCTTTGTCTTGGAATCCGTTTATTGCAAATCCTACGTTGCTTTCAATTAGCGCGGGAGAAGAATAATACACGCATTGCATTATCATGTCCTCTATCTGCGCGTTAGGGTCTGCTTGTCTGTAATTGTAAACGCATACGACAGATTCTTTAAGGTCTGTTCCTCCGTAGCTTTTTAGTATTGTCACTGCTGCGCCGTTAGAGCCTTGCTCATCATCCACCACTTTCCCGTGACTAAATGGGTCAATTCCCGTAAAGCAGAAAGAACGCTTAGGTCGTTTCTGTGTTCCGTTGTATAAATCCCATTGGTTGCGGTCGTGTTCGTCGGGTTGCCAAGCTACTAACCACCTTCCTTGTTGTTCATCGGGATAAAAATCAACTTCCGTCCATTTCCTTCCTTGCTTCCACATGAAATTACCTCTCACCCATTCTGTAGAGTTCACTCCGTCATTCCATATCTTCTGCTCCATTAAGCGTTGGCTGCTAAAGTTGTTCTTAGCATCGCTCGTAATCCAACAGTCATTTATAGACATGGGGTATTTACGTCTGTAAGAAAGCAGTGAGTCTCCTTTCTTAGAGTCGTACATCTTTTGGTGGTATTCCTTAGATTCTTTTACGTTTGTGTATCCCCATTCGTCTACGAAGCTTATTTTCTTGTTTTTCTCTTCCCCGCGAAACCCGTAATAAGCAGGAAGGAATAGTCTGAATAGTGTTGAGTTTGTTAGGCCGTTTGGTAGTAGCTTGTTTGGGTCGGAGTCGTCAAATATTCTCTTGAAGTGTGCGCTACCATATTTATTCTGATCTTCTACGGTTGATGTTAAGAAGGCTTTCCCAATTACATCACTACCATCAAATAAGGCTTCCTTTGTAATATTCCACCTTTCTTCTACGTTCAGTGTTCGTGGGCTTTTCCCAAGCTCATCCTGAAACACAAAGCTGACATACTCACCATCGAGTGCTTCTTCCTTTGAGTTCTCTGCGTATATTACGGAGTTAAGTACTTCTTGGTATACACGGTCTTCAATGCTACGTCCTTTCTGTTTCTTTTCTCCAAATACTAGGCGTGTGGTTTGGGTTGTTTCCTCTGTATCTTTCGGCTTGAACCAAATGGGAACTAGCTTCCAACTATCCACTAGCTTCTTAAATTGCTTCTTGGAATCGTTACCCGGTTTACTTTGTATGGCGAATACGCTTTCAGGGTTCTCTGTGGAGTCCCAATAGCCTTCCGCTAATGCTGTAGCTGTTTTTCCTGATCGACGGAAGCCGACTAAGCACACACCTGTAGACACATCGCACTTTCGGGCATAGTCTATAGCGTACCAAATATCCCGCTGCATATCTATAAAGTCAGGCTTGTACCTTCCTTTACGGCTCACACCTCTCACTTTCTTGGTTACAGGTATTTTCCAGTATTGCAGTGTGCAGTAGTGGTGTCCTGTTACGTATTCAAGAGAGTTCCCGTTGTAAAAAAAGAATCCCTTTACACGTCTACTCCATTCCCCTTCCACAAAGCTTATATACTCTTCTGAAAGAACGTCCTCTCTCGCAAGGGCTTCCATTTTATCTACAAACTCATCTGTGTAATAAGGAAACTTCCGCTCACCTTTTGCCTTTCCGTAGTTGTGTATTTTGGCGGGAGCGGAAGGTGGCTCAGGACGTATGTATGGGAAATCCCATATAGCATCAGGAACGTGTTTCTTCACTTCATATCTACGCTCAAATTTCTTATGCGCTTCTCTGCATTCTATTTGTGCTTTTGTATATGGCATTATCTAGGTGTTGCAGGGGTGTTCTTCGATTCTGATTTTGTGTCTCCGTATTGAGCTTCTAGTTCAGCTTGTTTTTCTGCTAGTTTTTCTTTGCGGTCGTATTCTTCCGTCATAGACATCCGCGCCTCTATTCCTTTTTCCCGTATGGCTGCAATTTCTATTTCGCCTTTCGCGTTTTCCATCTCCATTTTAGCAGCGTTGATTTGCATATCTCTTTGGGCTTCGGCTTGTAGTATTTGCATTGCGGCTTGCTGCTCTGCTTGCATTTGCTGTTGTGAGGCTTCTTGCTGCTGTACACGCTTCCTTTCTACGCGCATTTGAAATATCTCCTCGGCTTTCTCCAAGCTCTCCTTAGCTACTCGCTGTATCATTATAACGTCATCGACGCTTATCATTCCTTGCTGTAATGCTATGTTTAGTTGTTCCCGAAGTTCTGCTTGCTGCTGCGCGTCGGGGAGTAGTTCCATTTTGATGTTATACATAAGCTCCCCAATCTTCTTTGCATCTAATACAGCAAATTCAGGTTCGCTGAGGAGGTCTTTCATCTCATCGCTTATAGTTCCTTCCTTTATGGCGAGTTGTTGGTAGTAGGCGCAGCGTTGGGCTATTTCCTGCACCATATGTAGGTAAGCTTGCTGCAAGTATCTTACGCTTGTCTTGTGTGCGGCTATTGCTTGGTTTTGAACACCCACTAATGCTTTCTTGTCGGGAGTGCTTCCATCCACCGCGTCATTCACGCCTAAGATTTCCTTCACTTTCTGCAATTCATTGTTGTAGAGCATTGCAAATCGTTCTACGGCTTGGTCTAGTGTGCTTGGCTGAAACTCTATTGGCTTCATACCCGGTTGTACTATGGCGTTACCCATTTCATCGCGGGAGGCGTAGTAGTAGTTTCCCGTCCATGACTTCATCTCGGCAATGTCCTTAGGCTTTAAGCCTTCCATTCCCATTCCTTTGATTGCCTCTACAACTGATGTTATGTCTATTGCGTGACCGGGTGGGTCTGCTAAAGCAATAAAGTGAAGCATCTTTAGTTGAAGAATACCCATTGTGTCAATGTGAGGTCTCACTTCTTCCACTAATGACTTGTTCACCATGTTTAGGATACCCGGTGCGTAGAATACATATCCAAACAAAGGCTTGTGTATCATCTTGCCTTTTCTCACCTTGTATGCTACGCCTTCCTTTAATCCCCACTTGAGCATATACTGTGTCTTCATTATGAAGCATCCTTTGTATATTCTCTCTATAATTCCTTTATGTGTTTTCTTTTTTGAGTCGGGGTCTTTTGGCCCTTCGTAATCAGCACTTCTTTTCTTTATGTCAAAACCGCCTGTGCTTAGTTTTTTCTCTACGTAAGTTACTCTGTCTGATTGTAGGGTTTCAAAATTAAGTACTTCAATGAGTACGCTGTCAAGTGCGTTTCTCTCGTCGGATGAAAGGTTGAAGTAGTTTCGTGTTCCTAACTCTAGGTTGTAGTCGTCTTTTAGTCTGTTTCCTACGTTCTGCCGAATGACACTTAGAACTTGGTCGTCATTTAGGTGGGGCATCTTGTCTCGGAACTCACCAACCGTTATGTAGCTTACGTGATATGCCCAAGTCATGTCAGAGAAGTCTTCGTTCTCCACGTAGCTTGAACCAGATAGCATTGGGTCTATATATTCAGCGTAGAAGTTACCATTGTCATCTATACCTGTATACGAAGCCATCCATTGAATTTCGGCAGCATCTCTAACAAACCTCTTCTCAATAGCAGGCATATTACATCTAGCAAAAGACCGCCTCACCAACTTCTCTATTGCTATTTCCTCAATGGTTTTAGCGTTGGTTTTTAGGTACATCTCCACTTCATGCGCGTCTTTTGGCGCACCATCTAGCTTTTGAAAACTCAATTGCTCAGGTAGGATGCCCTCTGCTTTCATGTTAGCCACTTCTTTACTAAGCTGCATCTTGGCTAGAAGTTCGTTCTTTCTTCGCTCTAGTCTGCTGTGGCTGTGGCTGTCAAATACTTCCACCTTTGGTTTGTATGGGTGGGAGTAAATGGTTTCTTGTATGACACGGATTTGCTTTGGAACGGGTGTTCCTATGTCGTATGGAAGGGTTGCCCACTCGTTCTCTGTGGGTATTGCTTTTGGTTTTAGCTTATCTATATCTTGGAGGCCGCGACCGTATCGCCTGTTCTCTTCCCATCTATCCTTTCTATCAGTGTAGGTTTCATCTGATCTTTCAGACGAAGATACAATGGCTTGAGCGTACTTTAACCCCCATTCTTCTTTTGCTTTCTGTTCGGGACTATCAATTTCGCTCGGAAACGCCCCTATATAACCTGATGTTTTAGCCACAAAAATTTGCTTTAGGGGCAAATTTAAGCGATTGCTAGTGAGGGCTTGTTATTGTATTAAATCACAACAGACGCTATAAAAGCATTGAAACGCTTTATAGCTTGGTGTTAGCGTTCATTTACTAATAAGGTCTTTATTTGTTCCATTCGTTCGCTTACGGAAGATTCGTAATCATAAGCTATTTCAAATAATCTATCCGTAAACGAAACGCTAACATCACCTAAACGCAATAATTTAAAAAGGTCATGCGCTCCATTCATGTAGGCTTGTACTTGTAATTCAGGTTGCCAAGAGTCTTTAAATCTTTCAATTGCTTTTGCTTGTAATTCTCTCATTACTGCACTTTTGTTTACTTCTGCTTTTAGTTTTATCATTTCAAATCTTTTTAAATTACTTCGTTTAGCCTTGTCCATTGTGTGTAATACTAGTCAAACTTGTATTGCTGTTTCACATTATTCCACGCACTATCTTGGTGCTGCTTCATTAATGCTGCTTTATATCCTTCTAAAAAGGCATTTTCGGTTATTAACAGTATATGCTCTTCATCATAGCACCTACGTTCAACGCAGCTAGATAAAAGCACTACACACAACACAAAATATAGTGCATAGCGCAGGTTAAATTTAAGTCTGTTTTTCATAATCAAATATTTACCAATTTTTAAGTTTAGTGGCATTTATTGGGTGCGCCACGACACTATATTTAAACCGTTGTAATTAACCCTCCAAATATACGAATAAAAACTAGAAGTTGTAGGTTATTCTCGCCACCTGACCTTCATTTGGGCTATGTATAAATGCTTCTATTGCTGTTTTAGCGTGTTGATAGCCATTGTCGCTGTGCCACCTATCCGCCGCGCTTGGGCTTCTTAAATACTCCACCGTCACTCCTTGGTAGTCTTTTCCGCTTCTAAACTTAAATACATCCTTATGATGTATGTGGCCTAAATAAAAGTATCTGTAGTCTGTGTCTGCCCATTGTTTTGCTGATTCGTTTGCCATAAGAAGCGGGAGTTCGGGCATCTTCGCTCCATCACCATGACTAACACCAATTAGATTATTGCTGTATTGATAATACTTTCTGTGGTTCATGTCTAGGTCGAATGTTACGTTGTCCGACTTATTAAACCAACAGTAAAGTGCATCTGTTAGGCAATACCCTGTTACGTAATCGTGGTTTGACGGTATGTGGCAAATGTGTACGTCTGCCACTTGCATGAGTTGTTCTATTATCTCTACATACAGTTTTCTTGCTGCGGTGAAGTTATCGTGCCAATTCCCATCTACATCTTGCGGGGTTCCTCTTGTGGTGGTTTTGTTTGAGTTGTCCACATGAAGTAGGTCATTTCCGCATGGAAGTAGTATTTGATCTATGTCGTATCCTAGTGCGCGATTGAGTAATGCGTTTGTAGCCTCCTTAGCTCTCTTTACAGCCACTTTCGTTCCGTATTTCTCCCTAGTGCTTGTTGGAGTGGATAGCTTACCTATATGGAGGTCTGCTATGCTTAAAACAAATAGGTGCGGCTCTTTTAACTTGGGCCTAACTATTGCTTCGTATTTCGGGGAGTATTGCATCATCTCCTCGCGAAACTTTTTTTTCACTTCTTCGGGTTTTACGCCGCTCCCTTCAAATAAAGGGTTCTTGAAATGTAGGCTTGCGCTCTTATTCTTTATCCAACCAGAACTTATGGCTGAAACAGGAATACCCTCCGCTTTCGCTTCCTCTTTTATTCTCCTGTAATTATCGACAACTTCTACTTCATCTTGTTTCAGACGAACTCTCTTACTACTCATGTGTTGTAATATAGGTTGTTTCGCAATGTTCAAATTCTCCGTATAGGAAATACACTATCTCGTCAAACTCATCATCTGACGTTGTGTTCACTCCTGTAAAAATGCTCATTCTCTGAATTTCTTTAGCATACTTTCTAATGATGCTTCTCCCGCCTCCCTTTGGCTTGCTCGAAGTTCCGCTTGTTTTGATGAATCTATCTTGCTCCATATCTTCTCCATGTCCTCTAACACGTCTAATGCTTGCTTGTTAAACTTCATTAGGTTGTCAAAGGTTTTGTCGTCGGAGGTGATGTCAATGAACACTCCATCGAAACTCTCACACACTTGCCTTAACTTATTCTGCAATGTGAGGTACACCATAAAGTGAGGGCTTTCCGTCACCTTTTCGTAAAATACTTTTAACTCTTTACAATCCATTTAGTTAGCTTTTATTCCGCTTGTGATGTGGACGGTTAACATTCGTTTCCAATACTCCGCTGTATCCTCTGCGCCCTCCACTTCCGTAGATAACGCCTCTATGTCATTCTCTAACGCCTGTATGTAGTTCGCTAGTTCGGGGTCTACGAAATGTATGGATGTGTGTTCTTCCCCATCTTCGTCTGTGTAGTGTACGTAGATTTCCTCCATGCTGTTCTGTTTTCCCGAAATTACTCCCTTCATGGCTATTGAGTGTTATTGCGGCTCTTGTTCCATAGTAATGCTGCCGAGCTTTTATCCCCCGAAAACTTAGGAGTGAGCTTATGCCTTTCCAAGCTATCTATCAAACTAACAAAGTCTGCTATTGTTTTTGGCTTGTAGTCTACGTTGTCTAATGAGAAGTAATGCCGCTTCACCCGCTTACCGTTTAATACCGTTTTGTCCTCTTTCCATATTAGATTCACTGGCTCATGGAACATTGAAAGTATGGTGATGCGGTCAAATGGGGTGGAGTAAACCTCATGCACCCCTAAAAGAGCTTTTTGTGTTTGATCGAGTAGCCTCCTTACGTCCTCTTCGGTTTGTGATTTCTCCTTAATTGATAGGCTTTTATACCAGACCGAAGCCCTCACTTTAAGTATTGCTTTTTCATTAGGGAAATGAATATCCCCTATCGCGTTAATTAGTGTCTGTGTGTCCATCTTCTTTGAGAAAGTCGTATATTTTGATTGCTAATTCGATGAGAGTTGTGTTGTTATGGTATTCGGGGAATCCCTCGTTCGGGCCTGTGTATTGTTTGCCCGCAGCGGTTAGTGCCTGTTCTACACACCACATTTTTAAGTCCTTTGTTTCTTCGTTCATTTTGTTTATATTTGCACGTAAATATAAAACACTTATAGCTATATGACAAGGATTGTTGAAAACTTAGAAGATGTTAACGAGAAATACTTCTCCGTAGAGGTGAAGGATGGCTTTGATAAGTTTGAACTTGGAGACACAGGTATTGAAATTGAAATGAGGCCGCGTACAGGTGTGGGTAAATACACTAACTTCTCAAATCATGTGGAGGTTATAGGTAGAACGGAAGGGGCTAAGTATCCAATAGGCTCTCATCTATGGGTGGCTAACACTGTTGTTGATAGTAGTTTTATTGGTGATGAGCATTTTGGTGAGTATGAAGACAAGCCTATTTATCATTTTAAGGATGGTGGGGTTGCTTTTGTTGGTGCGGATATTACAACGGCTTATAGTGATAATTGGGTGTTGGGTAAAACGAAAGAGCATAAGATAGAGGAGAAGAATGGGATTGCTTTGTATAATGCGGAGAATCCAAACATTCTTGAGGTGGTGAATAGCAATGAGGATGATATTCCTGTTGGCTCTGAAATAGAATACATACACGGAAGACGTGTTGAGTTTTGGCAGAAAGAAGTGCAGTATTGGGCTGTAATGAAAAGCAGAGTGGCGTCTGTTGATGGAGAAGCCTACGGTAAGTTCTATAAGATGGATGAGTTTGAGGGTTTGGAGTATGAGCGTAATGGTATTATTATTACGGGTAATAAGGCGGCTCAAATAAAGTATGACTGTGTTCCCGCGAAACACCAAAGATTAGCTAGGCTTCATAATCCTAAACTACCGTTTAATGGAAAGGTGGCCCTTGTTTATCAAACAAAGAGTCGTGCGCGTTACGCAGAACATATTATAATACTTGTAGAAAGTGGGGATATTGTAATGAACTTCAACCTATTTAAAGGGCAAGTGATTAGTTAAAGGTTCTTCGCGTCGGTAAATGGGTCTTCTTGGGAAAGTTGCATTGAGAGCATTTTAACGGCTTTAGCCACTATCGTATCAATAAGTTCGGGTGGCACAGCGAAATATTCATCTGCATCAAACTGTTCTCCCACTTGTACGTATTGAACTATTATATTGCAGCTATCGGTTTCTAACCCCCATATTCTTAAAGTGTCCTCGAATGGTGTGTAATAAGCATCACTCTCCATGTTCTCTGCGGGTTGGCCTTTAAACATTGTGTTGTGGCTTATTGTTGTTGGGAATATTTCGTGTGAGGGGTCTTGTTCAAACACCACTGTAAATATTCCGCTTGCTTTTCCTCCTATTGATAAAGGACGTGTGGGTAGGGTTGCTTTGTGTAGGTTCCCCGACTTCTCTGCTGTTACGGTTTTCTCGCTTATAAAATCAAATGGCATAGCGGGTTCTCCCGCAGCTTTCAGCTGCCCTAAGTACTCCACTATTGATTCATCCCTTGCTTCGGCTACAGCTAATTCAGCATCCCTTTGTGTCACCCTGTTTTCTACAAGGTCTTTTCCTGCGCTTAACAGCCTCTTAACTCTCTCACCTATTTTGCTTAGAGATATAGGGTGTGGTGTTGCCATTAGTTAGTGGGGTTTCCTGTTGGTTTTATAAGGCTTTGTGTTGTCGCTTGGAGCAAATAAGGCTCTCGTATTTCTATTCCCGCGTAGGAAAGGATTTTATTCACTAATATGTTCTTGAACTTATCACCCAATACGAAGTCTGTGCTTGTGTTGGGGTCAAATACGGGAGGTACGGTGTCTGTTCCCGCCCACACTGGCGCGTCAGGCTGAAAGTAATATGTTAATTTTATCCTACTCACTTCACTCGGCTCTACTAAAAGCCCTCCAAACCCCTCTGTAATTATAGGGTAGTCTGATTGTGGGTCTACTATCTTGCTTCTAAGTCTTTCACCTCTCTCGCTTTTGCCCACATAGTCTGCGGGGTATTCCTCGAACTTCTTAGCATCATTGTCGTAGAACATAGCGTTTGCATCCAAGTATATGAAATAGTCGCTTGGTAGAGCTGCTATACCGTCTACAACGTTTATTGTGGCTGTTTTTAAAACGTCCGAGGAAAGGCTTATCACCCTTTGGTTGTAGTCGGCTATTTCGCTTAGTTCGTTTATTACAGCGTTCTGTGCGTAGTCGCAATAGTTGTTGAAATTTGTGGCGTTGAAATACCCTCCCGACTGTTGGGAGTTTACCATCTGCCTAAACACCTCGTATATTTCGTTTATAAGCATTTATTAGTTTATTTGCTGACCTGTTGGAACTAGGTAATTTGTACCCCCAATATCAACACAAACAAAAGTAATCCCCAATACTTGCGTTGAACCAACGGAAATGGCTGCAAAAGACCAAAAAGGGTCTGTTGTTAGGGTTACGTCTTGTGAGCCTGCGCCTGAATTTCTAATTATTATCTTATACTCACTTCCCTCAATTATGCTAGAAGCATCTATAGTTATGGCGGCATTAGCAAAACTTAAATACGCTATACTACCGCTTGCAAAATTAATGGTGTAAGGGCTTGTTTGCGCTCCAACATCTTGAAAAGAACCAACAATATACCCCGCATCATTCGTTAACACACTCACGTTATCACCACTCTGCAATGCGGAGTCGGCTAGAGCTAATGATGCTGTTACTTCCACCGCTAAAGAAACAATAGGATTTTGAGCATCTGCGGAGTCAATGTCTATTTCTGTTGCCGTTCCCACCACTGTCTCCACCGCGCTTGTAACTTCATCACTTCTCGATGTTAGTGTCAATTCACTAGATGATGTGGCTATAAATGAAAGAACCACTTTATCATCAAGTAGTGGTGTTACAGAAGGTACAGTGGCATTTGGGCCATTGAAATCGGAAGAGAATGTTGCTTCTTGCGTAGAAAAACCCCGACTAAATATAAACATATATTCGTCGTTTTCCTTTATATTTGTGACACTCATTTCTGTTGTGCCTCCCCCTACAGCAAGAGCTACATTAACTATGTTTCCCTCGTTCAAATCTACAGATGTTGCTGCTGTTGTAGCGGAAACTTGCTGTAAATCTCTATCGTAATCATCAGCATCACTTCTACTCACTAATGTTAGCTTAGTGGATAGGTATGCGTAAAAATCAAGTATAAGAACGCCGCGCACATCTAACGTTATATCACCCACTACACCGTTGTCATCCTCAAAGTCGGCTGATGGGAATGAAATCACTTCCCCTCCTGCTGAGGCTACAAATATTAATCTGTAGTTTGTAAACTGCTCAATATTAGTGATGTCTAATTCTGTAGTTGCGCTTACGTTTATTGTTACGTTACTTCCCGCGCTTAGGTCTATGGTTGTGGTGGCTGTGTCTGCTGTTACAGTTTGTCGGTTTGTGGCCGTTACAGTGCTTGTGCTTCCAAGTTGTGTTGGTGTTTCATCTAAGCAGCCGCAGTCGCAGTCTACTAATGTGTTGAAGTCTTCTATAAGCGCACTCAATTCATCGCTATTGCATCCTAACCCTTGTGTTATTTGTAAGGCTATTGAGGTTGCTTTGTACAACATGTCCTTAGCCACCACTTCATTCTTTGTTCCGCAAGTTGCCGCTTGCCAAATGTCGTATTGGTCTTTGAGGCAATTAAATATTTTGCAGTTGTCTATATTGTACACCGTAAATGCACTGTAGTCTTGCTGTACGTTTTCAATGATGTAGGTGGTGAATGTGTAGGTGAGAAGAATCGTATAGGTCATCTCATTACCTCCCGTCCAAAAACTTGTGTAAGACACCTTTTGAATGTTGTCAAAGGTGTTTACCACTTCCGCTCTGTTTTGTGGTGGGGAAAGAACAAACTCCGTGTCTCTATCTGCCGTCACCCCGTCTATTACGTAGCTTTGACCGTCTGTTATTTGTAGTTTTGGGGTTTGGGTGTCGTACCACTCTGAAAGTGTTGGCTCCTTACTCTCCCATGATAAGTCTGCCGTAAATGCTGTAACACTAGAGCCAAATGCCGTGTCATTAGCCCAATAAACAAACTTAGCGTTCACTATGTATGTTCCAATAGAAATGTCTCCACTTATATCTGTCACCATAGGCACAAGGTTGTTTATCGTTACAGTCTCTACCGTTGCTGGATTTGCGTCTGGAACAATTGTAATATCGGGGTCTGTTGGGACTAGGGTTGTGCTTGGGCTGTCGTATTGAGGGTTCTTGTACCAATCCTCTCCCTCAAACTTTACATCTAATAGAACGTATACATCTCTAGGAATATCACCCCAACCCGTAAGCTGACTTGTTACTAATTCCTCAAACTCTAATGTGAGTTTATTTTCTTCGGTTGTGGCGGGAAGAACTAACGTTGTATCGTAGTCAAAACTACCTATGGTAAACTTTATTTTCGCAGAAGTACTTGTGACAGACATTTCTTTCGGTTTTGTTTAGCCAAAAGTAACACTCTCTGTTTTGCTCCTTGTTATTGAAAAAAGAAACAACTTCTAACAGCCGCTAAATTCCATTGAAATAACGGAACTTAGCTTAGTGTTAAAAATCATTTCTCTTCCTTCTGCTCCTCGGCTCTCTTAAAAGCATCCCTACGTATTTCTCGCATATACTTCTCGTATTCCCTTTGCATCTTACGTCGTCTTCTTCTTTGTTCGCTCATAGTGCTGTTTTAATTATCCCCACACATTGCATAAATATCACAACTTTCACTTTCATCGTAATCTAGTATTGATGTTTGATAATTTATTTCGGCGGAATCATCTCTTACTACACCGTTAAAATTTTCCGCTTCTTTTAATATCTGCTCCGTAGACCTCCCCCTTCTAAAAAATGTAATCTTTTCATCCGTAGCACTTCTTCCTTCTGGAACAAAATTAGTGTAAGTTTTTTCAACTTCTTTAAATGAGTCAAAAAACCGTCTATTTTCTTTTGCTATTTGATACAATTTATTATCACCCTTTTTCCAACACGTTTTGCAGTTTCCTTGATAACCCTTTAAATTTAACCTGAATGGTTGTTGTGACCACCAAAAGTTTATTTTAGGCTTTGTCATTGGTTGATCTGTAACTAACGGATATAAAAGCCTATATTTTTCTCTATTTACGTTAACCCTATCTATTTCATCATTTCTTATCCCTATAGCTGTTTGATATTTTTTCCACCCAACACTTCTCAAGTAAGACTTAATTGGGGCTAGTTTTAGCTCCCTGTTGCAGTGGGGAAACATTTGGTTTGGTATCCCATATACCGCAGCCATATCCATAAATAGTTTATTACTTCTTTCCGCCGCTTCAAAAGGAACCACCTTATGAGTAGTTCCTTTTCCTTTTTCTTTATGAAATACAGCCTCCACCCAAACTAAATCAATATTAAAATATTCTTGGCACTTTTTAGTAAACAAAAGTGTTTCTTCGTTTTCCTCACCAGTGTTGGCGAATACAAACTTTATATCGTATTTATTAGCCCAGTGTTTCTTTACCCACCACACCATATACGCAGATGTTTCGCCGCCGCTGAAACTTACAAGTAATTTTTCTTTCATAATACATCTCCCCCGTCCCAATCTTGGGTTCTAATAAAACAAAACCAAAATAACAAAACAGCAAGCAATATTGGAATAACTATTGATAATAATTCTTTCATTTGTAAAAAATCTTTCTAGCAACATCAGAAGCGTCTTTATATCCATCAGAATAGGACATCATAACCTCTTCTTTTACATATTTAATTAAATAAAAATCTCTACCTTTTAATTTTTTTTCAATGTCTTGTAGTCTTTCTTTCAAAAGAACCGAAATTTCTTTGTTTTCCATATGCCAATATAACATTTATTTCTTTACTTCCGACATTAAGTCGTATGTTTTAAACTCATAGTTTGATTCTCCGTGAATCGGGAGGTGGGCTATGAATGTTGCGTTTATCGGGTTTAGCCTCATCACTATTGGAAATTCCGTTGCGGTTTCGTCTCCCCCAAATATATCCTTGTCTCTCACTTTATCTACACTCACTCTTGTCGTGTATTTCTCCTCACCCTCTGCTTTCGCGTTCCTATCCACTACCATTGTCATGTGCGCTTTATTGGGAAATGTGCCGCCATGTTCAGCCATCACGTCAGAGGGGGTTCCCGCCTCTCTTTGCCCTGCGCTGTTGGGGTGGGCTGTAAGCAATACACTAAAATGCCTGTCGCTAAACATTCTACAAGCATTTGCAGAGTCTACGTGGTACTTAAATGTATTTGGTACGTTAGGAACTGTAACAGCGTTGTAGGGGTCTATGAACAGCCCTCCGAAGTTATGCTCCTCGTCTAACTGTTTTGCTATGCTCAATATGTCTGCTATCTCCCATGCCTCATCGTATTGTATGAAAACGAAATGGCTGTCTATAAATTCCTCCGCTGCTCTCAGTCCTATTTTGTTTGTTTTGTATGCTTCGGCGGCTCTTTCCCTTAAATAGAAACTAATGAGTTGGTTTCTTAGCGAGAAGCTGCTGTTCTCTATTCCGCACACTAAATACTTGGTGTTGTTCTTTGCCGCGTCAAGACATAATAGGTAGAGGGTGGTGGCTGTTTTCCCCACTCCACGCTTCCCTACTATAAACGTAAATGAGTTCTGTCTAAACCTCACAAACTTATCGAAGTTGGCTATTCCTATTCCCCTTCCCATTTCAAGCCTTCCTTCGTATAGGTCTTCTGATTGTTGGTTCATCTTATCAGGGGAAACAATCAGGCTCTTTACATCCACCACCTTCTTCTTCATTCCCCTCACTACATTGTCCAGTTCGTTTATGTTTAGAATTGGCCGCAACTTTCCTTGCTCGAAGCTCTCGTTTATTGCTCTTATGCTCTGATCTATTTCCCCGCCCCTATCTTGGGCTGCTTGATGTAATGCCGCGAGTGCTGAGGTTTGTTCTAATTGCCCCATCTTTGTTAAACCTCCCGCATAAAATCCAGCTTTACAGCAATTATGTTGTCTCGTTCCTTGGGGAGCAAGCCGTATCCAATTACTCACAAGCTCTATTAGCTTTTGGTCTGTTTGTTTCCTTGGCGGCTTTGGGGCATATTTCTTTAGCATTTCTTTTGTAAATACTTTAGCGTTTGCGTTTATGTATATATCGGGGTCGTATGTAGAAAAACAAGCACGAGAAATGTCCTTCCCACTTATGTCTACGCTGTAATTGCGCTCAAAGAAATCAAAATACTCCTTAAATTCCTCATCATCCTTCACCTCATCTATCTTCACGAGAGCCTTGAATCTATCCCCGCCGCTTGGAGAGGAAAAGCAGGAATATGTGCAATTCCATTTCTCCATTCTCTCTCTTACAGTTTTTAGGTTTTCCCCCTCATCGAAGTCTAAGATTATGAGTTGGGATGCTTTCTCTAAGGCCGCTTTCTTCCTAGCTGTAAATCTCCCACCGAAGCAAACAATGGGCAATGTTTTCTTCAACTCATCCCTCTCCCCCTTCTCTTTGCTGTTTCTTATTCTCTCTATTGTGCTGTAATGCTTGCCGCGAACAGCAAAAGCACTTAAAACATCATTAGCCTCAGAATACACAGGCTTGTCGTCGTACAAACTATCAAATATTGTTACCATCATTAAAAGTTTCCCTCCTGTACTTGAAATACATCAAAACCAAGACTCCTAGCGTGGTCTACAACTTGATTTCTATCATCATACATAGCCACTATATAATAATCTTTACATATCTCATCCCACATCTCCTCTTTCACTTTCCAATCAGCCCTTGAGTCTCCCTCTTGCCTCATGTAAAGAGTGGTGTAATAAACTTGGTTCTTCGTTAACCAATCCTCTGTTTCTGTTCTGCATGAACTATCTCTTCCGCTACAAATAATCATCTCTTTTCCGTCAAAAGAATGGGCTAAATAAGCGTCAAGAACTGAATTTCTAAGACCATCTTCTGAAACACGCGAATAATCATAGGGGTTTCTATCTCCTTTATCTGCAAGCGTTCCATCAATGTCAAATACGTAACACTTCTTTTTTAATGAGTTATTATGTATCTTTCTTTCCGCAACTTCATCGGGTGATTTCCAATTCTTCTTTATAATTTCATAAGAGTCATTTTGCTTTTTGATTATTTCAGAGTCAACAAAATGGTCTTTTCTATTTACGTTTCTATGAAGCGCAAGATCAATATCTACATCACACCAAACAAGCTCAACATCCACTCCGTAAGTGTAATATTTCTTTAGATATTTTTGCTTTAGATGAGTGTTGTCTATGTAAACATCTTTTCCCTTAGATATGGCGCGAGAAACAATTCTATCCGCTAAATCAGATATAAACTGCTCACACCTGTAAAAATCATCACGCTTAAAATAATCACCGTAAGAATCGTAATCAAGACCGTAAACAGCAAAACGTAAATCATCTCTATTAACTCTAACAGAATTAGTATTTAATTTCATATCGCCCTTGCAAAGGGTTGTTTTCCCACTCGCTGAAATTCCTATGTATGCTCTTATCATTTTTAAAATACTTTAGGTAAGTGTTCTTTTGTCTTGTTATTTGTAAAGTGTTGAAGGGTTTTAAAATCAATCTTAGGCTTCTTGAATTCCTTTACTATCTCCCACATTTCCTCCCTAACTAAATCGTAGTAAACAGTGTTTAATAGTCGGGGGATGTATTGCGACTTCCAATCACCTGTCTCCATTTCTATTTTAGCCTTTACTTTTTCGCATAATGCTTGAGTGACGAATTTATCTACAATATCACTCTCCACCATCTTATATTCCACTTCGGGCGCACCCATTTCTTTGTGATGCTTTGCTTTAAATTCAGAACTTACTATTTTAGCCCACGTCGTTCTTCCGTACTTATTTACAAATGAGTAGTTCTTTAGCACAACACCTTCTCCCATTCCCTTGCCGTCTTCAATAAGGTAGTTATTGTTGCTGTTCATTTGAAATACAAAATCATCGTATGTTCCGTTTTTGATGATTTTAATTGGCGGGATGTAGTTTAAATCAAACTCATCTAACAGCAACTTGTATTCATTATAAGGTAAATACCTTCCGCTATCATCCATTACATCAAATACGTAGAAATCTCTCCAAGCGTTTTCTCTGTATGTTTTGAGGCTGTGCGGAACTAGCCATTCACCGTAAAGCCTAAGCGTTGGGTGGGAGTCTAAAAAATCAGCTATCTCAGAACATTGACTAGCAAACTCATAAAACCCCGCATTGTCTTTTTCTAATGAAAGTGTTCTTGTTCTACTTCCCGCCGCGATAATAGCAGCGTCATTAAGCCAAACAGAAGCGTTTGTGCCGTCTATTTTAGGGAACACATAGCACGTTCCTATTTCAATGTTTTCCACCTCTGTTGCGTCAAAACGCTCAAGATGCATATACTTTTTGAACTCCATAAGTTTTAGATTTTTGCCAAATATACGTAGAGGAAATGGAAAATAAAAGAAATTCCGAATTAAAACTCGGCCCAACAGCCGAGAAATGCCATTAAGTAACGGCACTTCTCTTGGTGTTATGGTGCATTACCGCTCATCATCAGATTCAGGTCTTGTGCAAGAAATTTGTTCTACCATTCTTCTACAAGTGTTTTTATCACTATCAGATAGCTTATCCCAAAAATCCATACTACCACCTTTCTGCTGAGTATATTGGTCAGCATACAGCCACATAGCGCATCTTGCAGGTCTGTGTGGGTCTAAATTCCTTTCTTCTTTTGTCATTTTCAAGTTAATTAACGCACCATAACAACGGCTAAAATTAATAGCCTTATGATGCTTAGTTTTTAATTGATTAGTTCATTACTTAGGCTAGTAATCTTAGCCAAACCGTTAGGCATAATTGCTATCAATCCATTCTTCTAAATCATGTCTATATTGTCCAAATGTTATTAAGTGGTTTTCGTAGGTCACAAACCAAATACCGTGTTTCTGTGTTCGTTGAAATCTAAAGTCGTTTTTATAAACATACTCTTCGGTTATCATCTCGCAACTATGCCTAACAATGTGTATATCACATTGCTGTTCGTTTTCTAAATTATCTTTTACCATATCTTTAATCTTTGTGTTATTAATTAAGTTAGTGCTGGCAACGTGCCATACACTCAGCGTTGTAGGCAATTAAAGGCTTTTTAAATAAGGTTCAACTTCATTTACCGCAAATTCTTCACCCCCATGCATTTCATCAAGGTGTTCAGCAAAAGCCTTTAACTGTTCGCTTCGCCCCACAACATTGTGTAAAATCAATAGCTTATCTATTGCTTCTGTTTTGGTTATATCATCCCTTAAAAGGTCTGTTACTATATCAACTATTTTATCCTCTACATCTAAACTATTTTCAGGCTTATTCATTGCTCACGTTTTTATTATCATCGGTTAATGTACGCATATTTTTATTCACTTGCGCACTTAATTATTTACATTTATTAATAATGCCACGTTAAGGGAAAGGACTTCTGTTGGTGTTATAGATTATTTATTGCTTTATGGTATTCATATAAATCTAGTATTTCATATTGATTAAAATTTGTTCTGTAAGATTCCCTTGTGTTTACACCAATCATTTTGCAGTATTTAAGCCATTTTTCAAAATCACCTAACTGATTAAACCAAAAAGAAGACCGTTCTACAGCCTCACCTATGGGTAATTTGTCCAGTACGTTGTTCTTTGTATCTTGTTCTTTCATAGTTATTTATGTTATGTTAAAGTCCAGTTTATTAGTTAAAAAACTGGACAAACTAACCCCCACAATATAAGTACTCCCTTTGTACAATCCTAATAGGAAGACTTTTATTGGTGTTGGGGGAAATTAATCACCTAATGGCTTTTGCACGTGAAATTGAGTCAATAGATGTTCAGCTTCTTTTGCGCTTAATGGTGTCTTTATATCATTACTATTGTTGTTTATTTTTGGCGGGGGTTAGGAAACTCCTTTAGCGAAATCTACAGCCATTTCTCTTGCTTCATTAAGTGAGTTTGCAGTCCATTCTCCTTTCCCCCATTTCTTTGGATACGGCTCAAAAACAAAATGAGTGGTGCTTCTCATAGATTCGTTTGGCACTTTATTGTTATATGTATATTCAACTTTAACACCTAACTTACCTTCTTGTATTGCCTCTTTTGCAGAAATGTCTACTTTATACGTTTCATCCATGTCTGTGTCGCAATACCACCTTAAATTTTCTTCTGCAAAATCTTTTTTATTGCTTGCGGAATATCCGCACGATCCTTTTTTACATTCACTACCAACGCCAAACCCATATATTGCTCTATGACTCCACCCGTACCATTTTTGCTCTGTTGGGTTAAATCCAATACAAGCGGTGGATGGCTCCCCATACCCGCTCTGTATTTGCTCACTTACTCCTAATTTCAATAGGTAGTTTAAATCGTTTTCCATACCAACTCTTGTTAAATAGGAGCCGTCCACTTTAGAATAGTAAATCTTACCATCATCATCAGGTATAGTACTGTCTCCAATGGTTGAAATTGAATCAATAAACTGCTGTAATTTCTTTGTTACTTTTTTCATTGCTACTGTTTTGTTTCCGTAAATATACGTAAATATATTTGGAAGAACCAACACTACATTGAAAATAAATAAACGAGGGGGTGGGGCGCAAGCATCCTGTATTGCCAACTTATTCTCACACACTGGGTAACACCCAACACAACAAAAAAAACGTTAGTGGATTTGCGTTAGAAATACACACTAATTAACGTTGGGTTTAGCGGTAGAAAAGATACACTCTGCAAAGTTAGCCAACATTCCTGACATAGTATGTTAAATATACAAAAACTTTTTAACATAATTAGTGCTTGTTATACACAGTGCGGGAATAGCAAGTGTTACAAGCTACGTAATAATAAACTTCTCTGCGCCACCGTCGGCTATCGCCTCCGCCGCCACATCTAAGTTTATGGGAAAATTAAAGTTCAATTATGGGGCTATTTTTATTTAGTCTAAATAAGAATAAGGAATTAATTCTCTGTTTTCTCTTGCAAGAATGAATCTAATCCCTTAAATTTGCTGAAAACAATAAGTAATGAGTAGAGAAATAAAATTTCGTGGACTATCCCCCGTATTAAAGAAATGGGAATATGGAGACTTAATCACTGATGGTATAGACTCCCCAAATAAAGATTTAGCATTTATATTCCCCACAAATGCTAATGAGTATTCTTTTGACCACATATGCAGGGTTTCAAAAAAAACAGTCGGCCAATATACGGGTTTACACGACAAGAATGGGAATGAAATATATGAAGGTGATGTGGTGAGTATTCCTGATAATTGGCAGAAATATGGCTGGATGGCGGGAGAAGAAAGAAACATATACTTTAAAGACGGATGCTTTCGGTTCGCGCCAGAAGAAGGGATAAAATACAGAGGCCACCCAATCGAGGACGATGCGAATAAATGTGAAGTGATGGGGAATATACATGAACTAATAAACAATAAATGAAAATCGACAGCAACTACACAATAGAAAGAGACAGCTACAATGTCATTCTTAAATTCTATGAAGAGGGGGAAATAAATCCTGACACGGGAAAGCCTGTAATTACAAAGGTGGAATATTATTACCCATCCCTAGAAACCGCTTTGATTGCTTATACGAATAAGGCGGCGGATTATGGAAACGACATTCAGACGCTCCTAGACGAGTTAAAGACAATGAGGAATACAATCACCTCACTCGTGAGAGAAAGTGGCTCTAAATTAAAATAAATAGGCTCTAGGGCCGATATTAAGTAATATAGGCTCTGTGGCCGATAATAAAAAAACAAATGAGAGAAGTAATTAGAATCGGAGAAGTAGTTCAGGAATCTGAAAAGCCATTAGAGTTTACGCATTATCAAAGCACCACTGAGGGATGGTGTGAAACTGGTGATACTCCCAATGCACTTAATAAAATAGTTTTTCTAGGTAAGTGTGACATGGATGGTGATATGTTTGCGGCATACAGTACTAGTGGCGCAATAAACATCTACAAAGGACACCTTAACTCAGGAAAATACTAGATAGATGAAGCTACAGCTAAAAAAAGATCAGTTTGATATGTTTGAGCAAGCGGGTAGTATTGTCACTTTTGAGGTGGATGGTGAGTTTAAGCAAGCCTATTTCCTCCCGTATTGGATTGAAAGAGTTGATGAGTGCGGTGATGGTGATAATGTAGTGGCGGAAATGCACCTACTCGGCCACCTCCCAAAACACATAAAAGAAGCAATAAAACAACTAAGAGAAGAGTAATGAGCGAAATAAAGACAGAGAATACAGAGCTAACCGTCTCCATCCCGCTAGACGCATTAAACAACCTCACCCTTTCATCATTGGGAATGTACGTAATACTAACCGTGATGATTCCTGATGGGGAAATAGAACTAGAAGACTTAACGAGAGTTTTAAACGAAACACACGGAAGTATGAACGTATCAATGTGTTTTGGTGAGCTAGAAGGAAAAGGGTTTTTAACAATAAGAGAAGAAGAAAATGAAAACGTATAAAACAGTGTTTTTCGTAACAGGAATAGTTATGATAGTTTCCGTATTTGCTTTTATTGGGTTTGTAATAGCGATGATATGGGGTGACCCATTGTTTTATGCTAAATGTACGGGAACATCTCTTATATTAATAGTGGTGTCGTATATTTTTAATGAGGTTGCGGAAAAAGCCATGAGAAAAGAAGAAGAAAATGGAACAGGAGATAAATAATTGGCTCAAGCGAGGATTTCGCTACGCCTATCACTACCGCAACGGAGGAACATTGGCTTCGGCCCTCATTTCCAAGCAAGTGACGACAAACGAAGCTTCCGCAAAAGACAAAGCACTCTCTATATTGTATTCAGACCCGACGGTGAAAGTTTGGCATTTAGAGACAGAATTAAATAAAATCCTTGCCAGTGTTGATAAGAATGATTAACTTAGCAAAAACAAAATAAAAACAGATGACAATCGAAGAACAATTAAAGCCCATTATTGAAAAAGCAATGGCCGCAGCAGAAGCAACAGGAGAATTTGTTGTAGATCAAGCCCCTATTTTATTGCAGGAATTTTATACGTGGCATACAGTTTTACACGTATTAGGATGTTTCATCTCCTTACTTCTTATGTTTGGATTACCTTTGATTATGAGATCGGTAGCAAAAAGAGAAACTAGAGATAATTACACTATTAATTTCTTAGGGAAAGAAATTAGCGATGAGCTAGGTGTTCCGCTTTATATTTTAAGCGGATTTTCTTTTATAATAGGGGTAATTATGTTTTTTATAGACTTAGAGGGTTTCATTAAAATAACAGTGGCTCCTCGTCTTTACATTATTGAATATTTTCTAGCAAACTAATTAAAAACAAATGATAGCATTTACATTTATTATATCACTAGCCGCATTGGTTATATCAACGGGATCGTTAGTGAAGGCTTTAGACAACCGAAAGGACATTGAGAAAATGTTTAATAAAATAGACTTTAACCGCCTCGCCATTAAAAACCTCAACGAGAACTTTTCTCGACGTGTGAAAGAAGTGTTGGACGAATTAGCTATAACACCAAAGAAGGGTGAATAAGGGAGAGATGGTGGTGCTTGATTGGGAGAGAGTGTATCCACCCGCAGAAGGCCGCATTGTAGAAATAAACGAGAAAGAGAACACAGCAATTGTGTTTTGTATGGGCAGCAAATTTGCTTTCCCATTAGACAAACTAAAGAAGAAATAATGGCAGCAATTAGTGATGATGATTTTAAAAGGCTCATTGAAATGATGAATGACGGGAGTAGTGTTTCTTCTGCCGCGAAAGCCTTAAACATAAGAAGAGAGAGTGTATACACACAAATGTCTGACGATCAGAGAGAAACATTTGAATACACCCAAGCCCTTCATCTTTACAAATACGAAGATATAAAGAACATCTATCACAAGCCAAAGGCACATAAAGAAAATCTATGAGTGAATTAACATTACAACAGAGGGCAGACAATTTATTCTCCTATGTAACGGGAGAGAAGGTGAAGGGGAAGCTAGAGGCTACAATAGCAGAATACAATGAGAACAAAGACAATCCTCATGTATTGTGTGATGTCAAAGATAGCTTCAACGGCCTCTCATTTCACATCGGGGAGATATTAGCCAAAGCAAAAGAAATACAGCACCTCGCGGAAATGAATCATCAACAAGCATTTAACTCTGAATACGAGAGGCTACGCTGTGAGGTTAATGAGACAACGGGCAACAGATATAGCGTGGATGATGCAAAATATAAAGCTAGAATGTTAATAGCTCCGTTTCTTTTAACGCATATATTTTCAGAGCGGGGGTATAATTACGTATACGGATATTACCAAACGTGTAAGTCCTACAGGGATAGTTGTGTGCAGAAGATTTCGTTATTAAAAGAAGAATTATTTTCATCAAGACAACAAGTGTAATTTTTTATCAAAAATTAATGTAATGGAAGAAAGAGCGTGTCAAACACCACTAGAAGATTTGCGAAGGGATGCTTTAGAGCATTATGATGAATTAGCTACAAAAGCTTGTCACCACTCGTCCGTAATACCTAAAGCTATAAATCATTATTTCGATAGCTTAAGGAAAAAAAATAAATGGATAAGCGTTGAGGATAGGCTCCCAACAAATAAAGAGGTTCTTAAAAATTGGAAGTTTTTAGTATGTAATAATCGTGACAACTGGACTGATGCTGCTTATTACAGCGAAACAGATGATGATTTATGGGATAACGGGGAGTGTGGAGTAATACCTACCCATTGGATGCCTCTTCCCACCCCACCTAAAAACATAGAGAAATGAAAGACAAAGACCCGATAGAGGAGGGGTTGCTTGACATTAAATTTTTGCTATTAGCAATAATTTTGATTTTGGTTGGTATTTTATTTTCAACATCACTTTCCGCCCAAGACAATTGGTGGAAGCTAGATAAGAAAGACATTTGGGCTTCCTCAGCTATGTTTCTAGCGGGATGGGCAGATGGCACAGCGGAAATCACGAAATGGGACTACGCAAGCTATGAGGCGTTCTACGGGGATGTTAATGACGCTTGGCACAACCCCGACATTTCTTGGAAGAACAAATACAAGAATAGAGAGGTGAGTGACGGCCCCGCATTCATTGGAAGCACCACTGTATTCGTGGGAGGAACAGATGCCTATCACGCTTTAAGAACATTGAGGAATTTCAGCATAGGAGCAACGTTTTTATTAATGCCGAGGTGTGAAAATAACTGGAAAACCTTTGTATTACGGGTGATATGTTATACATTTGCAAACAGAGCGGGGTTTTGGGTTGGATATGAACTCCCGCGTTATTTAAACAAATAGATATGATACTAACAGAATTTCCAGACGGACAGTTACTTTATAGAGCGGAAGACGATGATGATAGTGAAATACAAACAAGATTGGCCTCTTGGGAAGATTTTCAACACATGATAGTAAAAAGCGTTGCGCTAAAAAGATACGGATTAGAAAAAATAACTCTTTACGCCCCGTACATAATGGGCGGTAGAAGCGACAGGGCTTTTGAAGATGGTGGAATAAACTATGTAAAGGATGTTTTAGCCCCATTAATAAACGCTCAAGGGTTTAGTAAGGTGATTACGATAGACCCTCATTCAATGGCTTTAGAGAACGCCGTGGACAATCTTGAGCAAATGGACGTATTTCCCATGATTCTTGATGAGGTGGTGAAGATAACTAATGGATTGGAATATGGAATAAGCATAATTTCACCTGACTTTGGGGCTTACAAAAAAGTTTGGGCGTTTTGTGAGTTTTTAAATAAAATCACGTCAGGAAATTTAGACATAGACTTTGTGTCTTGCGAAAAGATTAGATCATTAAGTGGGGAAATCACCCACACAAAATTAAGTAAGACACCTAAATTTGAAAGGGCTTTAATTGTAGATGATATTTGCGATGGAGGTAGAACTTTTGTGGAAATATCTAAGCAATTAACCATGTCTGGATTTCGAGGGGACTTATTTCTATGGGTGACACATGGTATATTTAGTAAGGGGTTCGATGAATTGGGTAAACATTTTAAGGGAATACTAACAACAAATTCAGTGAAAGAAATAAGTAACCCATTAGTATCTCAAACAAAAGTGATATGAGGTACGAGACAGAAAAATTGATTAGAACGTTCTCTGAACACCGTAAAATAATTATAGGTCTTGATTTTGATGACACTATTTTCCCATTAACAATATCAGAATACATAGAGGAAAGGTGCGCGAGGGTTCAAAGCCTTATAAAATCGTTTAAAAAAGAAGACATTGTTCTTTGTATTTACACTGTTTCTGACAATTCTTCTTTGAAATACAAGGAATTTATACTACATTCGTTAGATATAAATTTTGACTACGTAAATAGGTCGCCTGTAATAATCGGTAACGGAGATAAACCATTCTTTAATATTCTTCTTGATGATAAGGCGGGGTTAAATGAGTCTATTGAAATACTAACAGAATTTAAAAAAGAAATATACAAATGAATCCATTACTAGCAACAGACTCGTACAAATTAGGACATCACTTAATGTACCCGAAAGGAACAACATTAGTGTATAGCAATTTTACACCTAGAAGTAATAGACACGCTTTAAAAGCAGGATTGAGCGGAGTGGTGAGCTTTGGTCAACAAATGGTTGTAAGGAAGATTAATGAGATGTTTAACGAAGGATTCTTTTCAAAACCAAAAGAAGAGGTTTGTGGGGAGTTGAAGCGAGAGTTTTCCGCGCACCTATTTACTAATTATGACGTTTCTCACTTCGAGAGCCTGCATGATTTAGGCTATTTACCCATTGAAGTGAAGGGGATAAAAGAGGGTGAGATTGTGCCTATTGGCATCCCTGTTCTTACGGTTGTAAATACGCACCCTGATTTTTATTGGATTACAAATTATCTTGAGACGCTAATTAGCAACCTCTTATGGAAGCCCATAACCTCCGCTACTATTGCGAATATATATAAGGGTACGCTTTTATTTTGGGCCGAAACAACAGACTCAGGCAATTTAGGGTTTGTGGATTTTCAGGGGCATGATTTCTCAATGCGTGGGATGGACTCTATTGACGCTTCAATTTCTAGTGGATTAGGCCACGCTACATCATTTAAAGGGTCTGACGGGTTGCCCACTATTCATGGGGCGCGAAAATACTACGACGAGGTGGGTGATGTTGTTCATTCAGTTAACGCAACAGAGCATAGCGTTATGAGCGCAGGAACGAAAGATGATGAGATAGGAACTTTTAGGTATTTGCTTAATCAATTTCCTGTAGGCATTCTTTCTGTTGTAAGCGACACTTGGAACTTATGGAAAGTACTTACAGAGTATTTACCCGTTCTTAAAGATGAAATTCTTTCCCGTGATGGGAAAGTGGTTATCCGTCCTGATAGTGGTGATCCTGTTGATATTATTTGTGGTAGAGGTTCAAGTAAACAGGAAAGAGAATCATACGGAGGTAATGGTTTAAAACCAGAACATAAAGGAGTAATAGAATTACTTTGGGACATCTTTGGTGGTACTATTAATGAGCAGGGATTTAAGGTGTTAGACCCTCATATAGGAGCTATATATGGGGATAGTATAACAGTGGATAGAGCGCAACAAATATGCCTTAGATTGGCTGAAAAGGGGTTTGCAAGCACCAATATTATATTAGGTATCGGCTCATTCACCTACCAATTTAACACAAGAGACACTTATGGGTTTGCTATGAAGGCCACTTATATAGAGGTGAGCGGAGAGGGAAGAGAAATTTTTAAAGACCCAATAACAGATAGTGGTGACAAAAAATCAGCTAAAGGACTCCTTAGAGTCGAAAAAGATGGTGAAGATTATTTTTTAATACAATCTGTTTCTCGTGAAGATGAGGGCGGGGAATTAAAGACAATATACGTTAATGGTGAGTTTAAAAACCAAATAACATTAACGGAAATTAGAGAAACATTAAACAAACAATAAATGGAAAACATAATGGAGGATGTTACGGAGAAGAAGCTTTTATTGAATCTAAAGGTTTTAGTGCGGGAGATGGGAAGGAATTACGGGGTGGATATGCTTTCCGTTTGCCGCAAGAGACGCGTAATATTAGCTAGGCAAGTGCTTACAGCAATAATACACAAAGAACTTTGGCTCACATTAATAATGACAGGAAAAGTTTTTGGGCAAAATCACGCTACAATTATACATAGCATTAAGTCTTGGAATAACTCCAAGGAGCTAAAAGACCCATCCTCCCGCACTATGCAACAGCATTATGAAGACTTCCTTCCTCACATAAAGCAATTTAGGAGGCAATTAACAGACAAGTCAAAAGATATGAGCCAAATCATCCTTGAGGACACAAAAATTATCGAGCAGAAAATAAATAGGATGGAGCGTAAGATGGACGAGCAAATGATTCTTTTAGCTAAAATGGCGGAGGAAAAGGGAGTTGTAGAGGCAAACCTCGTTCGAGAGAGAAAAAGAAAGGAAGAATACAAAGAGAAATATGAGGCTTTAAGTAGTGATTATGAGTTAGTGGCTCCCTCAAGACAAGAGAAAGTAGAGATAGATAGGGTTTTAAGTTTTGTTAAATAATAATCGCACAACAGTAAATAAGAATAAATGGACAGCAATAAAATTATGAGAAAGATACTCAATAGTTTAAGCAAGAGTGAGTTTCTAGGATCATTAATAATACTCTTTTCAGGTAGTCTGATGATTAACTATAACTTTATTTCTTGGCAGTTTTGGGTTTTTATTGTTCCGATGTATACTATTGGAACAACAATGATAAGAAGAAGTGGTGAGGCTATTGGATTTAAAAAGGCGTATTCAGAGTTTAATAAGGAAAATGAAATCTAACTACAAGCGATTTCAAACATGGTGTCCTAAATGCGACAAGGTAATAGTTGAGGTTGGTAAGAAGTGTAGTGAGTGCGGGAGTAGGTTTGAAGTGCCTAAGCTAAATATCAAAACAAGAAGCAAGGAAGAGATTGAAGAAAGTAGAAGTTCGGCATACAAATATAAGTTTTAAATGAATGATAAATGGGTAGACGTGTAGAAAAAACAAGAAATGGCGGCACAATGAGTAACGCGGCTTTCTGGGGGATGATACGCTCAACACTCCGCCGCCGCACAATGTATTGGCTTCCCATTAAACAAGCCCGTGAGCAAGCCCGTAGACCCTACAAAGGCAATAATAAGAGGCAGAAATGGGAGTTTTTGTGCGCGGAATGTAAGAAGCATCACCCGCAAAAGAATATAAACGTAGATCACAAAATTGAAGCTGGCAGCCTACGTAACGGAGACGACCTAAAAGGCTTTGTAGAAAGGTTATTCTGTGAGGATGTTGAGGGCTACCAAGTGCTTTGTAAGCCTTGTCATAAATCTAAAACCCATAAGAAATGAAGCTAGGACAAATCGTATACCTCAAGACAGACCCCTCACAGCTAGAAAGAATAATAACTGGCATTCTTCTTCGTCAAACGGGAAAAGAATACTATCTTGGCTGCGGAGAAATAGAAAGCTCCCATTACGAAATAGAAATAACATTAGAAAAAGATTGGACGAAATGACATATGAAAAGTTTGTGAAAATACTTAACAAAGTGAAGAGTGAGTCTCCTAAAAACGAATGGGCTTTCTATAACGGAAAGCAAATGGTGACTCCTGATAATATAGGGGAAATATACCCAGAAGTAGTGAACCTTGATAATAAAAAAAAATGAATCAATACGACTGTCATCACAAAACAGTAGATACCTTAGAGAAAGAGTTGCTATTTACAGAGGTAATGAGTCTTAGAAATAAGTTGGCGGAAGCGCAAGAAGTATTACTAACCGTTTCTGAAATTAGGGATATTCCTATAGGGGTAAAGGGTAAAATAAAGGAAATATTAAAGATATGAAAGAGGACATAGACACATTAAGCAGAATAATAGACGACTTTAGACACGAATGCCTAATAGCATCCTATTGCGATCAGATACCAGACAGAAGCGACATAAAAAATTTCGTGGAAGAATATTTCTATGCGAAAACAGACGCTATAAATAAATACGGAATAGAAGAAAATAATGTGTATATTCACCCAATAAGCCCCGATGAAGACTAAAGAAATAGAAATTACAGGGTCAGAAATTACAGGGGAGTGTATAATGTGTGGAGAGGAGACTAAGTGGAATTACTACAGGAATTACAAGGGTTATTACAAAGGGTTTTTATGGTTTTGTCCTCATCACGCGGTACTCACAGCTAAATACCCCACATCAATCCCCGCAAAAATTAAAAACACAAAGAAATGAAGCTACTAAGAAAACACATAGAGAAATACATTAAATCCCATCCCCTCTATCTAAAGCAACAAAAGCAACTAGAAGAGGCTCAGAAAGACATAGACTCCCTAGTGGAAGACTACGCTAGTCCACACTCCATTGGAATACGCATTACTCATAAAATGAATGAGGAATACGATAGAATGATTTGGATGGGAGAAATCCCCGTTAAGACCTCCCGCAATAAGTAAAAACACAAAGAAATGAAGCTCATAGAAAATTTAAACGACAGTTGGAAGGATATAAACCAATACCATCCAAACTTGGGAGATGAGATACTTGGCCTATATAGAAATGGAAGTGTTAAAAGAATTGTTTACGATTTAAGACCAACGAGTTGTGACTGGATTAATTGGATATTTGACAATGGATGTGGATTTTTTCTTAACAATCCAGAAAGACGGGGAGCTAATACACCTAAACTATGGAAATACGATAAAGACTACACCCCATACTCAAACCCTCAGAAACTAAGGGTTAAGTAATCCCCGCAAATTATAAACAAATGGATAAACTAAATAGAGGAGATAAACTATTCCTCGACAAAGAAGAAACAAAAGAATCAGATGTAAACTCATTCCTTTCATGCCGAGATGGAATTGTAGAGTGCTACGAATACAGAGATGAATCAGGATATGGAATGAAAACACGCCTGTTCCTGTGTGAAAACACAAAACATGAATGTGTTAGTTTAATACGCCAAGCGTATAGTATTCATGGAGGCCAATGGTCTGAGAGTGTTATGGAATTTGATAGCGATAGCTTTGAATTTCTTCGCGCACTGATTATGGGCAAAGAAGCTGAGAGAGGAGGCGTGTACACACTTGTAAGGCATTATTAAATCCCCGCAACATCTAAAACAACACAAAAACAATGGAATCAGCATACAACGACAAATGGGCTAAGATACAATCAGCCTCCCAAGTAGAAACAGAACACCTCATACCCAACTTAATGAGACTACTAGGTTATAGACAAAGAATAGCCCAAGACATGAGAAAAAGAACAGAGGGAACATCAGAATTTAATGAAATAGAAAGAGCATACGACTACATAAATGAAGACATAAAGAAACTGCTCTCCATCTAATTTTTTTTTACGATATGCATATAAAGAAAGAAATAAGAAATCGTGTTTGGAATAAGTACAACAAATGTTGCGCCTATTGCGGTGTAGAATTGGAATATAAGCAAATGCAAATAGACCACATAAAACCACATTGGCATAATGGTACGGAAGAAGACTGTAAAAGGTGGGGTGTCACTAAAGGTGAACACGAAGAAACCAACTTTAACCCAAGCTGCGCCAGATGCAATAGATGGAAAAGCACATGGACATTAGAGCAATTTCGTAATGAAATAAACCTGCAAACACAAAGACTACAAAGAGATAGCGCAGCATACAGAATGGCCCTAGACTACGGAATCATAAAAGAAAATAACACACCTATTAAATTTTGGTATGAAAGCTACACAAGCAAGAAAGCTGTCAGAGGAAAGTAAAAACTACTCCGCCCCATTCCTAAACATTCTAACAGCAATAGAAGAAAAATCGCGGCAAGGATTAAACAACCTAAAACATGAGCTTCTAAGAATGAAAAAACACCATCAACCATCACAATACTCA